GGATGGCTAATCCTTCATTGTTCACCAACACCTCAGCAGTCTCTGAGAGGGTATCATGGTCTACCAAACGACTTTAGATACTCCACTGCGGATTGCCCATTTTGTCCTTGGGTGAGGACGCATCAATCACTTTTTTACCATTGGGTACGGCTATTAACCGTGTTCCTCCAAAGAGTTTCCTAATTGGAGTGGTAGTGGTTGCTTTAGGGGATTCCCGTCAACAAGGTGTTTTGCAAATAAATCAATAAATTTTTTGGGAATTTTCATTTTGTTCTCTCTATGGTATTTCCTTAGGTATTTTAAGTGTTGTTCTATCTGTGGTTTTAGAATCTTTGCATTCTTCGATAGGTTTTCATGTGCGGATAAAGGCATAGTATTCCTCCAATTAAACGCAATCATTTGTTCTTCTTTATCCTCCAAATTAAATCTTGATAAAGGAATAACATGGTCAATGTGCCATAATTTTCCATGGTTTTCAAGATTATAGTTTTCGTCATACTTACAGATCCACTGAATATATTCATGCGATGTGCATCCCAAATATTTCACAGTATGCCATTCTTTATTTCTTTTTAAGGCAATATGAATACGAGATCTCACGTTTCGCTTGAATTTTTCGATTGGATCATCCCGTTCGCAATCTTTGCATTTTAAACGATTATGACGAAATTTATCAGATGGTTTAATTGTTGAACATACACTGCATTTCTTGTTTCCTTCACCAATCTCTTCTAGTTTTATTTTTTTTCGTTCTACTATTTTTTTTTGCTTAAACTCAGACGCTTGTTGAATAGTTTTCTTACGATGTTCCTCATCGTTATTATACTTATTCTTACGTCGTTGGTTATTGCAATCTTTACAGATAGCACGATTTTTTATAAAACTAGATACAGATTTGCTTTGGTTACATGTATTACAGGTTTGATTGGTTTCATTGTTAATGACTAATTCCTTATACTTTTCCTTTTTCCGAACATTGCAACAATCCTTACAAACATTTCGGTTCTTAACGATTCTATCGAGCGGTTTTGATTCTCCGCATTTTGAACAACACTTTTGAGTTTCGCCTAAAGGTTTGGTATCGTCAACCATTTCTTTATAGAGAGACAATTTTTTTATATTTATTCCCAAATAATTATTAATTTATTCACTAGGGGGTATCACGCTTTTAACGCCCCCTGTTGCGAACCCTGATGGTTTTAATTTATTTCACTGCATTTATGCAGCGAAAATTGATCCGCATTGTATGGCTTGGTATCGCCAACATTCATTCTAAATGTGTCTCCGCGCTTCATAATCTTCACAATGTGACACATCATTGACATTCTATGCAAACTAGGTTGACGGTTGAAAAGCACTGCGTCTCCATCCATCATATGGCGATGAACAACATCTCCATTCTCTAGTCGTATCGAAGAACGATCAACATAACGCAGTGAGATATTCTCACCATTCTTTCGCTCCAAAATCTTAGCGCCTGGATACTCCTCTGGACCGTTTTGCAAAAGCTTCATAAGGAAATCTCGATTCAGGTCATTCACAGTTACTGGTTTCGTAAGATTCATAGCAATCTTCTTAGGAACACCCAATTGTCGAATTGACAAATTCGGATCACCTGTAATTACGGAACGAGCACTAAAATCTACACGTTTACCCATGAGATTACCACGAATACGTCCATTCTTACTATTAAGACGACCCATGATACACTGAAGAGGACGACCAGATCTCTGCGCCATAGGAACTGCTCCCTTTACCTTATTATTTACAATCATCGCAATGAAGTATTGAAGAACAGTAGTGAGACCCTCAATGACATTAGGTGAAGCGTTATTAGCAATCTTATCAGCCAGATCCTTATTTGTCTTAATAATATTACTGTAAATATGCGTTAGGTCATCTTCACTACGCTGTTGCGCATCGTGCTTTACAGAAGGCCGAACCGCTGGAGGAGGAACAGGTAGAACTTGACACACCATCCATTCCGGGCGAGACCATAGCGGACTAAATCCCATGAATGAAATATCTTCATCAGAGATGCGCTTGAAAATCTTCAAAATGATCTCGGGAGTTAATTTGTGAGTAATCTTTTTGCTTTCAGATTCGGCTTCAGTTTCAATGTTCTCCCATATCGCTAGAATTGTAGACATCCCCTCTAACTTAATCTTGTCAGCCCGTTTGCAACCACAACCGTCATCGGACGAATCTCCACACCGCTTTACTTTTGAACAAGCGTCAGTTACATAATCCCAACGATCAGAACCTTGTTTATCTAAAATATGCTTATGTTTATTCTTATTGATTAAGAGTTTGCTACATTTATAACAAACACATTTACATATTTTCATTATCTCTTTGATATGTTGTATAAACAACACAGGACGCGCAAGTTCTATATGACCAAAGTATCCTGGAGTATCGATATATGTCTTACCGTCGGTTGGACAGATAAGACCTGGCTCTAATACTCCCATTCTTGGATCAAATAGACCTCCGGCTATTGGTTTATTATTAATATATGTATCACGAGAAGTTACTTCAACTACAGAGTTTTTACGTATTTCTTCTGGCGATAACATACTAAACTGGACACCAATAATCCTGGAGGGAGGTTTAAAATCATTTAATTTAGAACGTTGTGACGACATTCTAATTACTCCTATACTATAATGCTTATATTTTTTATATTAGTTTAAATCAATTTTTTCATTGATAATACAAAAATTGGTTAGATCATCGGCGAATATTGTTTAATCTATTCTGCCTTCTTTTACTTGTTTTTCTTGTACTTATTTTTTTTGAACCACCCGCATGACCAGGCATCCAATATTTTTCTTCTTCATCTTCTATTGTAAGTTGCGCTGGCGGCAATGCATTCAATACAGGGCAAGGTTTATCGCCAATAAAATGTTCATCATTAAAATTGCAATCGTAAACAGGGATTCCTTTATCTGTAAGTTTAACCACTTGAAAAATAGTTATTAATCTTTGGGGGTCGCCAGCAGCAAAGGATCTGGCTTGACCAACGCATTCTTCTGAAATTAAATCATGAGAAGGACCTCTGTGGAAACAATTAAATAATATTCTATATTTAACTACTGAACCAGGATCAACATTAGGTGGAAGTATCGGGTTAGGTTGATAAGCTTCAAAAGATAGTTCGCTCATTGGTTTTGTAAAATTACGCTGTCTGGATAAAAAATCACCAAAATTCTCTCCTGTAGCAAAAGGTTTTTTAAATATTCTTGCAGTTTCTAAATTTTGTTTTAACCAATTAACCAACTCCATAGTGTTGTAACAATTAATTCCTATTGTGTCCATATGTTTGTAAGCATGACGAGTAATTCCTATCCTTACTTCTTCGCGATTTCTGAGTTGCCAATTTCCTAAATATACATACAAATTATTGCTTTCATTTTGACGACTACCTCCTCCCGGACAATCTCCTCTCATACCTTCTTTTTCAAAACGACAGCAATCTCCGCCTTTGTGTTTTTTATTTTTAAACGTTCGTTTTCTCATTATATACATAATGACTATAATTTTAAACAAAAATATTCACCAAAAAATTGATCATGAATTTTAATTAATTTCCATGTTAAACAATCTAGATTTACCGTTTTATTCTAAAATATGGTTAAGAAAATTGCCGAAAAGAAGAGGAATCTCCGCAGCAAGTCAAAGACCAACCTCAAGAAAAATCAACCAGATTCTGATAGCGAATCGGAAGAATGGGTAGATGATGATTCCGAAGAGGAAGACGAAACTGATTCAACCTACGACCCTGACGAGGACGATGAGGATGATGATTATGATGATGAGGATGAGGAGGAAGATGAGGATGAAGAAGAATACGATGATGATGAAGACGACGAACCCATGAACAAGGGCGAGTTCCGAAAATTCTTGTCCAAGGTCTTTCCCTCAAAGTACATGTCTGACAAAGTCAAGTCCTCTGAAAAGAAGAAAGAAACTAAAAAGGAAACCAAGAAGAAAGGCAAGCCCTCTCCCAGAAAGAGAAGGGTACAGGAGGAGGAGGAAGATGAAGAAGAGGAAGACGACGAAGATGAGGATGAGGACTTGGAAGATGAAGAGAAGGGATTCTACAGTATCATGTTCACAATGGACGGTCAAGAAGACGAATGCGCATACAACGAAGAAGACGATGACGCAGAATGCGACAGCGATGACGAACAGATGTTTATGAAAGAGAAGTACGAGAAGCTCGATATTCCGGAGAAGGAAGGTGAGGTTAGTGAACCCAAAAAGAAAGTAGCTAAGAAGAAACCTGTCAAGAAGGAAACTGTCTCCGAAGAAGAGCAAGAGATTACTGACGTCGAACAAGAGTACTTGGAGCTTGTTGATACGAAGAAGAACCTCACTGATCAGCTGAAGAAGAAGCCAAAAAGCAAGATTCTGCGCAAAGCAATTAGTGAGTGCAATCGTTCCATCAAGAAGCTTATCAAGAAGGCGCGTACCAAGAACGCGAAGACCTACCACAAGCTTATTCATGACGATAAAAAGCGAACCAATGAGATCGACTATTTCAAGAAGAAGCTTTCGAACAAGGAGCAGCTCCGCATCATGAAGGACTTGAAGGAGATCAACTCTCATATTAACATTGAGCGACCATACCGATTGGCTCTGCTAGATGCAAATATGCCTCCCAAGTTTAAGGCGATTGCAATGCAGAAGCTTAACGTCCTCCGAGGAATGGATCCCGGTGATAACGAGTACTACAAGATCAAGAATTGGGTAGATACCTTTATGCGAATTCCTTTCGGAACCTACAAGAATCTATCGGTAAAGATGGATGACGGACTTGATGTTTGCCATGACTTTATGGAGAATGCCAAGAAGACATTGGACGACTGTGTGTTTGGTCTTAACGACGCTAAGGTTCAGATTATGCAAATGATTGGTCAATGGATTGCTAACCCTTCAGCTATGGGAACTGCTATTGCTATTAAGGGTCCAATGGGCACTGGCAAAACAACTCTGGTAAAGGAAGGTATAAGCAAGATTCTTGGCCGTGAATTCGCATTCATTGCTCTTGGTGGCACAGGTGATGCTAGTTTCCTAGAAGGTCATTCGTACACCTACGAGGGAAGTACATGGGGCAAAATTGTGCAGATCTTGATTGATAGCAAGTGCATGAACCCCGTTATTTACTTCGATGAGTTGGATAAGATCAGTGATACTCCTAGAGGTGAGGAGATTGTTGGCATTCTTACTCACCTTACGGATACCTCGCAAAACAGTCAATTCCACGATAAGTACTTCTCTGAGCTTGACTTTGACTTGAGCAAGTGTCTCTTTATCTTTAGTTACAATGACGAGAGCAAGGTGAATCCCATTCTGAGAGACCGTATGTACAGAATTCAGACAAAGGGATACGAAGCTAAGGAGAAGGTTACTATCTCAGCAAACTATTTGCTACCAAAGATTCGCGAACAGGTAAACTTCACCGACGAAGAGATCATTATTCCTACTGAGACGCTTGATTATATTATTACCAACTCATCTCTAACGAATGAGGAAGCTGGTGTTCGTAACTTGAAGCGTTGTTTGGAGATCATCTATACTAAGCTGAATCTGTTCCGTCTAGTTAAGCCAGAATCTACGATCTTCGGTAAGGATATTGAATTAGAAGTGAAGTTTCCATTTACTGTAACAAAAAAGGTCGTTGATATTCTAATTAAAAACGAAGAGCGTCAAAATCAGAGCTTGTTTGCGATGTATGTGTAAGATCCCTCGAAAAACAATTTTGATAAAACATATAAAATTATATTGACATACTGTATTAATTATAAATTATATTTTTTATGGATTCTCAACAGTGCGACGTAGAATTAATGTCAAGAGCTTTGGCATATTTAGAGGGATTACCTACCTCATTACAGAATAAAGAATATTCTCTTATCGTTAATCTAGCAAATGATTATTTAAAGAAACATTGCCAACATGAAATTGTTGATGATTATATTGATACCGGACCAGAGTCATGCCAAAAAATATTTTACTGCGAACTATGTTATCATACATTCCCTGAAAAATAAATATATACTATTATAATATAAGTATGATACCAAATTTTGATGATGACAGAGTTAAGTATGTAGAATTTATTCAAAACAATAATGGTATATTTGATAAGTTGTTTACTAGAGCATTTATAAAAAATAATAATTCTTATATGAATTTAGATTCTAGAAATATTTCTGACGTTCAGGAAGGATATGGTTTTTTTAAACACTTTAATTTAAGTGACGATGCAGACATTTATAGTTTAACTGAGGATTTAGATGATTTTAATACAGACCCTCATCAAACAGATATAAATAAAATAATCAGCACGTTTCAAAGATTTTTGAAAGTGCCTAGAGTACAAAGGGAATTCAAGAAAAGATTCAATGAAAAACTATTGTCAGAAATTAACGAGCAACGAGATAAACTAGAAGAGAAGAGATCGAAGGCAAGAACATTAAAGAGAACATTGGAAATAAAGGACGAATTACTAGATATAGATTATGTTCCAGATTTTAGACCACATTCTGTAAAAGGCAAAATTGTTAGAAATGTTGGAGAGGAATGGGAAAGAAGAAATACTACAGGCGGAAAGAAAACCAAAACTAAAAAAAATAGAAAATATAAGCATTAGGTAATAATTTATTCGTTTAGTAAAAGAATAAATTATTTACTTTGAACCAATTTGGTCAGGTCCACCAGTTTGGTTTCCACCACGAGTGCGCAATAAATTTGTGAGCTCATTGCTTAATACTAAGCTGCCCCTTGAATTAGATAATCCAGAGCTATTTCCAATATTTTTTGGGTCGCCTTGAGCGGTTGAGAATTTATCAATAGCGGAATCTGCCACATAAGGTTTGCAATAAAGACCATCGAAGCCGTATACTTTCTTGCAATCTACTGATCCAGAAGACATTGAATAATCATTTATTGAGGAATCGCTAACTCCTGGAACATTATTTGAATATTCCATGCTTGCAAATCCTTCATAAGGGTATTGATTAGAGAACATCGAATGGCGTACGTAAGGACGAACTCTAGAACAAGATGACAGCATACTCATAATTAATACAGAAACTACAATGACAGATATAACAATATTAAATGTACTTGATTTCATTTTTACTATACAATTTAATAAGATAATAATGTTCCATAATATTTGGCCTAAATATTTTTATATTGTCTCTAGAATAATATAGAAAAATAATAAAATATAAATTATATGTCTCAATTAAATCAACAAGAACGACTAAATCTTAAGAAGCTCATTGATGAATCAGATTGTGAAAACAACACAGAAAGCATTCGTAATCTTAAACATAGCACACTAATACGCGACGATATTCGTAGAATAGATACTTTGCGAAATACTAATGATGCAATGGGTGAAGTTGAATTTGCAGAGTTATGCCAAAGAGAATGTTCTTTTTTGTTCAATAACTATACTGATATTTTTAATAAAATGGTAAAGAATGAGATAGATCTTACTATTATGACAAAGCTGTTAACTGTTTTAAAGTTAATTGAAGAAAGTAAAGTAGATCAACACGAAGGATCCGTTATGGTTGGCAAGATACTAAAAGAGCTTTATATTGATTCTGCAGTAAAACGTGCTGATAATATTGATAAACAACATGATGCCGAACGTATTCCGTTAGTAGAATCTAAGAAGATATCATGGAGCGAATTTAAAAAAAAAAATTTTTGAAACAATATATTTAAGATAACTATTTCGTAAAAATAGTTATATTAATCTAATTATTGTCTATATATGTCGAATAAACTAATAATTACTATTTTAGCAGCAGGAGAAGAAAAACAAATAAATTCGGATATTCCTATCGTTCTCCATATCTTTAAAGACAAACCGATATTAGTGAGGATAGTACGAACTGCATTATCTTTAAATCCACAAAAGATTATTATTGTTACTGGAAAACATCATGAGTTAATAAGAGATACTCTAACTAGATATATAGACATTAACAGCGTTCAGTTTGTAAATCAACAAGTTCCAAAAGGAACCGGTGATGCGATTAAAACTTGTTTGCCATTTTATCATATTGATTCACTATCATTAATACTGAATGGAAATGTTCCGCTTATAAACAAAACGTTTTTAGAGAAATTTATAGATAATAGTTATCAAGCCAATATTTTAGTAGCGAAATTTGAAAATCCGACAGGTTATGGTCGTATAGTTTATGATTCCAATAGAGAGTTTACAGAAATAGTAGAAGAAGAAGATTGCACAGAAGAACAGCGCAAAATAACAATTATTAATTCTGGTATTTATTTAATAGATAGCAAATTATTAAAGAAATACGTTCCAATGATCGATAACAACAACGCCATGGGTGAATATTATTTAACAGACATTATAAAATTAATAAAACAAAATACAGATATTTCAATAGATACTTATTTAATCGAGAAAGAAGAAAATAGATTTATCAATGGTGTGAATACACTATTAGAATTAAGTAAATTGGAACTTCTAAGTTAATTCTTTCGGCAACGAGGTATTTCCCAAATATTCAAGGGCTTGCTATATAATAACTAATCAATTTATAGGTGGTCGCATTATTAATTTACCTTATTGAATAATATAATAGATAGAAGTACTATATATTTATATGCCAGAAGAACTTAATAAACTTCTAATCAATAAATTACCTGATGATGTGATAATAAACCATATTTTACCTTACACATACGAACCACAACCAAGAAAAATTTTAAACGATATTCGTAGTTTTGCAAAAGATTACTCGTTAATTGAAAGTATATACATGACACAATTTAATGAATTAGTTTTATTGTACGACTTATTGCGTTTCTTATATTTAAATATAACTCCTAGTTATGGAATAAAAAACATTATTATAGAAAATGTATTACGTAGACATTTTCATCTTAAGAATAAAAACGGTGAATACCTTATAAACATGCTTATTGTTTGTTTTGGAGGAAACCTTGAAATAAACACAGAACGGAAAATAAAGATTCTATGGGGACTTTTGAAACCTTTTGAACGTACACAGTTTATTAATAAATACATTATCGATTAATTAATAGTGTTTTTGCGTGTATAATAATAATAATTTTTGTTAATGCATTTTAATGGTAAAAGTATGCATTTTACAAACAGACAATAGAATAAATTTAGAATATATATTATTAACACAACAAGTAAATAAAAAATTATGTAATTATTTTGGATATAATTATAAGTTTGTGCACTTGGAAATATCTAAATACAATATGGATTCCAGAACAGCAAAGATTTTTATCGTACATGAGTTTTTGAAGGAATCAAATGATGATATTTTAGTATTCTTAGACAGTGATGCTTGGATAAATGATGGATTTTCTTTAAACGATATTATAAATAATATAATAAACGATTCTAATAAACATGGGTGTTTCTCAAGAGACCCATATTTACTCGGTAATACTTTTATAAATAGCGGTTCATTCATACTCAAAATTAATGACTATACAAGAGGTATGTATGATAATTTAACAAACGCCGTCACTAATGATCTAAGAAACAATATTCATTCACCAGAACAAGACCAAACTTATATTAGCAATTTTTTATTAAGTAATATAGATAACTTTGTAATATATATTCCCGAAATTTTAAATACCCCCTTTGGGAAAGTACTAAGGCATAACTGGTGCAAGCAAAGCAAAAAACTCTTTGAAGATTTAGATTATTTGTTATCGTTAAAAGAAGAAAATATTACATTTAAAAGATCTACAATACGAAATAGATCTAGATGGAAGAAAAATTCTACGCTTAGCTATAAAAGATTAGTAAAAAATACAGATGTCTATAATAATAAAAGTGAAGAAGATAAAAAACCTACTTTCGAAGTAATAACCGTTCCTTTACAAGAACTTATATTTGATGACAATAATGATCCAGAATGTGTAGAAAATATAAAAAAAACTAATACTATATTATATTATCCATTTCAAAATGAAAAATACTTAGATAGAGAATGTTATCCAAATGTAGACGCTAACGCATATGTCTATTATGTATAATATATAAATTATTTACTTATATATTATCTTTATTTGTATTAAATGTCTAGTGATATAGTGTTCTTATTTGACCCATTTTTTCTACGAGAACGCTTCGGCATACTGGCTCCATTCATATCCTTCAATGAACCAATCGATATCATAGAATCATCTTCAATAACTGTCTCCACAATAGGTTGTTCGTGGATATTTACATTACGCGTCTTTAATCCAGCCAAAATATTATCAATATCTGTTGATTGTGGACCTCTCATTTCAGGTCTAGATTGTTGTTGCTGCTGGGCTTGGTACATAGGCCTTTGTGGTTCTGCCAAATTACCATAACTGCTGTTCATATCAGCGCCTTGCTCTCTAAACATAACACCACGTCCAGCTGCTATGTCTGGGCGACTATTTGGAGTTTCGGTAAAAACCATACCGGGTCTCTGTGGAGGTGGTTGCGATTTCGTTTCAACTGGAGCTGGGGGAGGTGGTCCACGAGGTTTGTTAGCTTGCTCTTGCATTAGATTATTGGCCATAGCGAAGCCAGGTGATGCTTGACTCATGCTACTAACTGTTGCGTTAGTAAACATTTTCATTAGCTCAGGACTTTGCCTAATTACATCATTAAATGCTGGAGTAGCACTTGACAATGCTTTATTGGAAAAGTTAAGAACTGCTGCGCTAAACCCTACACGCAATAACAATGATATCTCGGGCGCGAGTTTACCACCCTTATATTTATCATGCAGTTCACTAAAAATCTCTTCATAACTATCAATGTCCTCGCTTACCTGCTCACCCCAACCATCTAGATTTAAATCAAACGGGTTAAATGCAGCGTTTGCATATTCCATGGAATTAATAAATGTCATAAACCACCATCCTTGCAACTTTATACTATCTTTCTTGCGTTTATCCTCTAAAGCACCTTCGTATTCGTCTTCAACTTCTTCATAAGAAGAATCCATATCGAAATTCGACTTATGTTTTATTAATCCCTTTGCGTACCATTCTTCCAATTTTTTAATCATAGTTCGCATTTTACGACGACGCTCTCTGTCAGACATCTTAATATTGGCAGTGCTAGAGGATACGGGAATTTCATTCATTTTACTGAAACCATCCCAGGTCTTTGTGTTTCCAATACTTTCACGTGTGGCAGCCCCAATATTCGAATCTGTAGGTTCAGGATCTATGTTCATAGAAACCTTCTTAGGTTGTTCGTTACCAAAACCAAAGAGATTAGATGCAAAACCACTTAGCGTTTTGGTATCGCCACCAGTCCAATTGTTCGAGCTCGATGTGTTTGCTCCAGAAATCTCATTTAATTCGCTTTCTAGAGTATCTAATTCTCCTAAACCAATATTTAAATTGCTAGATGATCTTTTTTTGTCATTCATCAATAACTCAATGCCTGAACCAAAATTTACGCTAGGTTTAGAATCATTAAAATTTAAAGAAACAGGTTCTAAATCACTTACACCAATATCAATAACTTCCATCGTATTATGATATTTATACAATATTTATTTTTAAATCATCCGCACAAGTTATTATATTTTTATTCTTTAAGTACCAGATCCCTTGTAAAAAACAATCCGCTAAATCATCCGCTTTCTTACGATTTAATGATTCTGACCAATTTGACATGCATTGATTTTTTTCTAATATTTGTGAACAAAAATGCAATCCATCCTTTTTATGTTTCTTATAATCAGGATTTACTATAGTATTTTCTAAATCAGTAGGCGTGGTTTTTATAGAACTTATATTTGCTTTCTTAAATTGATTAAGTTTATTTGCGGAAGAAACAAAATCAATATGAATATCCGAATTTTTCATAATAAAGTACTGAGCCAGCATTCCTTGTACAGTTTTCATCCGATTCGCTATAGGTGATATTTGATTTTCTATTACTACATGCGTTACATTGTTTATTCCTTCTACATCATTCAATAATTCTTTCATGTTTTTACCAACAGTAATTAGATCAGTTTCTGATGCATTCTTAGATTTCTTTTTTATAATTGGTTCAAAACTAGTTTTTTCATAATATTCTACTATTTTCTCTAAAATATCCTTTTTAAGTTTTGGTGACTCTGTAAAAAAAATACTAGTATAAAGCTTTGTTAATTCATCTACTTTTAATTTTTTTAATTGTGTTATTGAATTTTTCTTATTTGGAATGATAAACTGAGAACTCTTTGCATGTTTCTCACAATAACATTGCTTATTTTTCTTATATTTCGCTATCTTTGTACACGGCTTTGGTAATATTTTCTTAGTTTTCCCTGGAATAATTTGACTACATACTTCGTTTGTAGTTTCTTCCTCTAATAGATTTAGAACATTCCATCCCTGAATAGAAAGCTGTCCTGCGGATATATCAAAGATACAATATGCCATATTTTTTATTCCAATATCAAAACTTATGATCTTCATAAAAAATATTCTTTATAAGATTACAAGAATATAAATTTTTATTCGAAACGAATATCCCTACCCGACCTTACTGCTTTACCTCTCTGCGTTAGCATTCTCGATCTCCTTGAGATATCTCGTTGCGGCGTATGCAATCAACCGGTCAGGGTTCTTCATTCTCCAAAATTTGTTTTGGAGGTTCTTCTTGTGCGATTTGGAGACGTCCAAACTTGCGACGAACTCGTCCCTCTTAGGGTGATTGTACATGAATTGTATCTGCTCATATGTGTAGTCCCTGAGTGAGTTTGCCTTTTTCTCAAGAATACTCTTCTCCATCTGTAGAGAAGCTGTCTGATCAACCATTGGTGCAGGTCTCCAATCTTCGACCTCCGACTCAAGTGACTTCAATCCAAAATTAGGGACCTCAATTCCTCCTTTCTGGTATACAAACTCCCTCAGAACTGAGCTTCTTCTGATGATCTCACGCTGTAATCGAACAAGCTCGTTGGCGAGCTCGTGGTCGGAGCGAAGGACACCGAATACTAGGTCGGGATTATCGTTAAATACCTTATTTATGCTAATAGAAAATACGAGATCGGTGTAAGTAGACATTGTTAGTGACTGTTGGTTTCCAATGACAAAAAACGAAAACGTTTGATCAATTTTTTGTCATTATCAGGTACTTATTATTTAGTTAATATTTTTAATAAGTTGTTCTTGGGTGATAACTGGTGAAATCTTACGAGCATCCAACTGTTCGCGACTTAAATAAACCTGTTTTAAATCACTTGTCTGGTATCCAAAAGGTTTTGAATTATCGAGAACAGATGAGAAAGAGTAAGGTGTTCCTCCCAAATTTGATACCTTATTAGATTGCATATTGGGCAAATCAATAGGACGTTTGTAATACCCTACATCATTGCAGGATTCGCGAAAGTTGTATTGCATAATATCTTTTGCATTATTAGTTAAATATTTACGATATTGCCAGTTCGATTTAATGTTATTGCTCTGTATTAAATCTTCGTTTATAATTGCTTCTGGCTGCCAAGAAGATACTATTGATCTACCGTCTTGCATTAATGGAGGAAATTCAGGATACTTATTGTTCGTACCATATCCTAAAGAAGATCTAGGTATAGTTTCTTTTATTATTGGATAGGCGCTTTCTAATTTTTCAGGTTGATAAGAAAACATTTATAATATATAATATTCTTTTATATATTATTTTACCATATTGATACTTTAATTCTCAGATGTTTCTAGTAACTTTATTAACTCATTCTTCTTTTTCTTACTGGGATCACTAGACAACCCTTTTGTAATAACTAATGCCTTTAATTCTGAAACGCTCATCTTATTATATACCTCTTTCCAATCCTTTTGTGATTCACTATTTTCATCGTTATTCTCTAAAGATTCTGCCTCTTCCAATTTCTCTACATGAATTGTCTCTTCTTGTTCTTGCAGTTCTACTAGTTCTGGGTTTTCATTATTTTCCGACTCCGCACTATCTTGATCTAGTTCAATGGGTTCAATATAATCTTCAACGTTTTCACTGATCGGGACATTTACTATCTTTATATTAGATGGAACGTCATCATCTACCTCAAACGTTCCATTTATAAGCGGTGGTATATCTTCATAGTCACTATCTTCGCTACCTTCTTCACTATCTTCGTCTTCTGAACTTTCGTCATCATCTTCTTCGAAATCTTCTTCTAAAACCTTAATCTTTTCAACGACTTCATTTGGACTCATCGATGGATGCACCATTCTAACTAATTCTCTCATGTCTCCCATATTAAATGGATTCATTTCCATTTGATGTACCATATTATTGTTTTGGTTTTGACGGACTATAGCTAATTCCTTAACAATGTTCGTTATTAATTCAAAAACAGTATCGCATTTATTTTCAAGAGCAGATAATCGTTGCTTAAAATGATAAACCAAAAGCAATATTAAAACAAACGTAACTCCTAAAGTCAAGAAAAAGAATGTCTCTATAAAACTAAAAAAACTCATTTTAATCTAGTGTTATAAAATATAAGTATAAATCAAACGTAAATTCTAAATCATTTTGCATTTTATTAAATTTAACCAATATTCCAAAGTTAATTTGTCGTAATTAAAAATCATACCTTTGTACTTTTCAACTGTAGAATATAATAATTCTCGAGTTATATCAGACCAATCATTTACAATTAACACTGGAAATCCGTCGTATAATGGATCTAACGCGGATTTTTTAACGATAACAATACAACCTAACACCAATGCTTCCCATGTTCTGTGACAATCAAGTCCATTTCCATGAGGAGACACAACAAATGTAAAATTCGCTTGTTTTTTCCACGATTCTAAGCGTGGAACTTCAACGTCTTCGTAATATATTAGCTCGCGAGGTATTTTAGAAATAGCATCGATTCTATCTTGTCCAAATTTACAAAAGTTGAAATGGAAATTACTGTAACACATCATATTACGATTCCAAAAAGGTTGTGCGTTGTTTTTTATATTTACTAACGCTTCTTCCTGGTTTATAGGTAATTGTTTTGGACCCCATTTATAATCTTGATTAGAAAGTGTGTGGTAATCCAGTCCTATTGGTATTTGAGATATTTTTGGATGGTTTACAACACAGTTTTGCGAATACCAGTGAATTATATTATCTGATCCAATAAAATCTAAAAATTCCGTTTCGTTAGAAAAAATATCATAAGGCACAGTGGTGTCTGAATCACCAGAAACTATTATAATCTTACATTTCATATTATGATAATAATTACTGAATTCTCGAATCGCTGAATTACAAATATAAACAACGCTGTTATTGTTCAATTCGAATACATTTTTATTATAGTTTATTAATTTTGGAATACTTGAAACAGGGGTTAAACTATACATATCACATGACTTTAATATGCCTCTACTAGAAACATATTTGCAATTTTCCTCCATATTTATGAAAAATTATTATTTTTATATTACTAATAACAAAAATAATATACTATATTATATAATCTAATCATGGACAATTATCAAGGACCTCCTTCAAACCCAACCACTGGAAGTTTATTTAGTAATAAAAACGCTGTTATAATTGTATTGGTTATTCTATTGCTGCTATCACTTTTAGGGATAAACGTAATAACAATGGTTGGCGAACTACTCCAATCTATTGTCCAAATTTTTACACCACTAATAACACAGATTCTCTCTATATTTGGATATACCGCAGGAACAGTAATAAACAAAACTACTGATATTGTCGGCGATACATTAGAAACTGGCGTGGATATAGCTCAAGGAACGCTGTATTCAGTAGGAGATTTATTAAAAAACGCGAGCCAAGGTAATGTTGATAAAAATGCTCAACGACAGCTCGATAATTCGTTAAACAAATCTACAATTAATAAAAGTACTCCTCAACCAGATAGTTCTACAAATCCTATACAAAAACCCATAACTGCTTCTAAGACAAACTGGTGTCTAGTTGGCGAATATAAGGGCCGTAGAGGATGCATTGAAATAAGTGAACACGATAAATGTTTATCAGGGCAAGTTTTCCCTGACCAAAAAATGTGTTTGAACCCGACGTTAACTACTAACGCTAAGCAATAACAATATTATTTGTTTATGAAATAAAATAATGCATAGAAATAAATAACTAAAGCACCACCTGGAATTAGTAATACCCAATTATCCTTTAAATAATAGTAAGGAATTGTAATTATTTTAAAATGGTTCTCTTCGAAATAAATTGCTTCTTCTCCACACTTATTTACGTCTTCTCTTACATATCTAGCAGAATGATACGTTACCTTTCCAGTTATTATATTTGTATCACTGAATTTTCTACACTCAATACTATCTCCAATAAAATGTCTACAATCTTTACATATTTTTTTTGTCGGTAATAATGACGGACGAACCGTCGAAAATAGTGTAGTAAATGAAAAGAATCGTAATAACTTCATTGTTGATATTATACCATAATATCCTTTATTATATTTCCATGTATATATTATCGCGATTCAGATTATTATTTGAAATGAAATGAAAAGTTGCAATAACTTATTAATCAAATAAAATATATAAACTTATTGATTTTATATATTTTATAATGACCTCTAGTTTAAAAATATACGTTCTTCAATTAGAGAATGATAAATGGTTTTTATATTTATCACCAGATGATTTATCATACGATGTTTTAACTATGGAATGCAAAACGCTTTTTGAATTTATTAGACAGAATAAACCGTTGTCTTTATTTGAAACCATAAATGCATCTGATTATTATGATGTTAATACTTGGACAAAGCGATATATGAGTTTTTGTGGTATCAATAATGTTAGGGGTGGTATTTACATAGAAGAACAATTACCTGAATACATTGTTAAAAGTATAGAATTAGAACTATCAACGTCGGTTTATGAAGATTACATAAATAGAACCTATATGTTTGCAAATCTTCGTGAAAAAACTAATCTGCGGCTTATTGATTTTCAAAATGAATATGATAAGTATCAGGAATTATTAAAAATGGGTTATGGTAAAATAACTAGATCTTTTTTTGACGAATTATTATGGCTATCAAACTTTATAGAAAATTCGCAAGACAACATGGATATGGTTACAGAAGAAGAAAAGAATAGATATAAAAAATTATTATCTACTATGGAATATTTACATAAATTATATTTCAACCTCGAGGACGAAAAGATAAGTTTGGTCAATGATATATTCTTAACCAAACCTGCGGTTGTATTGGAAAGGTTTGTTTTTCAAACAGGTAATATTATTAACCGGGAACATGAATTAAACGATGCACTATCTGTCATTAATAAATATGAGTTTATGGGGTATATTTTGATTAATATTATTGACTGTATGGAATTTGACTTTAACAATCCATCTACTATAAAAATATTATAAAATGGTGACCAATTGAACTTATTATATGCATAATAAAATGATATTTTTGCGCAACACACTTCTCGTCGCAGAAACAAAATTTATTAACAATATACCCATAAATATATAAATAAACACATAGGATAAATGAAATAACAATAATTATACAATTCAACCACTTCTTTATATCTATCTTATTATACAAAACTTGCGCTCCATATAAAACTATTGATAAAACAGCAATTTTATCAACAATATTTGTATAGATATTGTCGTTATAATGAACTATAATCGACGTTATAGTTAGAATACAAAACAAGAGAGAATAAAAATAGTATCCATTAAAATAGGCAGTTACAGAATTTGTAACAAAAAACAAAGAAGATAATAATAGAACATTGAAATCTTTTTCACTTAATTTATTATAAATTGTATTATTTGGTAAATCTGTATCCCAATGTACTTTTTTTTTATTTCTTTTTATTTTTTTATTCATATATTACGTAGATATCAAATTCTAAATTAATTTCTAAATAAATAAAAAAAAAAAATAAAGCCCGATGACCTTATTAGATATTTACTTCATCGTATATCTAAAACCGAACTGCCATAATTAGCGGACAAAATATTATCTGTAAAATCATTGAAAGATGATTCTGTAGTGTTTAAATCAGCTGATAAAAAAATATCATAAACATACCCAGGACTTGTATCAAGAAAAACATTAGATATACTAGCCGTATCTATCTGTGCGAAATAGTTGTAACCATTTATAGAATCAGCTAGTTCTACATAATTTACAAGTATAGGAGTTCTTAATAAACTATTAACTAATACAGGATTACTATTACCAGTTTCTACTTCAGAACCACTATATTCAACTTTGAAATAAAGGCGATCAATTATTATATTTGCTGATCCATCTATTATCCCTGGCGAGTTTTTCGCATATATCCCTATAGGAACTTCAACTGTAAAGTTTTTAGTGGGTTCGTTAATATTAGAGTTTATTAGTATAGTACCTATATTGCTATATATATCTCTGTATAATAGAGCATTTGTATTCGTGATTACACTCCATGGCGAATTGTTGCTTACCTGGCTCGAACTATAGGCAGCGTTACTAATAGAATAATTTAAGAGATTGTATAATGGAACTCTTTCGTCATTTATTAACTGAATAATTGGACCAGGTACATCACAAGATGAAGTACTAGTTGGTTTCAAATTATCTGCAGCGCAGTCAACTAGTATTCCATTTTGCAAAATACTATATGTAAAATATCCATTATAACCAACTATCTGTAATGCGCCAGGGTATGTTTCTAATACACTAGTTATAACAAGTTTATCTGGGTATCTAACTGTAACTTGGTTATAAACTCCATCTAAATCTAATGTAGTAATTGTTCTATCCTGGAATCCTTTTGATAATGAACGAACTCTAACTAATTGTGCGAATTTTTCAGATCTTGTTAAGTTATTTGTTTTGGTACTACTTGTGTTATTGCTGTATTTTAATATTTCTGTTTTTCTCCTCATATCTAGTTGAAATTTTGTATAAGTGCCATCGTAAGGACTCGGTGGTGTAAATCTAGGTTGGGGTATATTAAACAGCATCTGTTTTTTCCTTTGGTCGCATAATGTTGCTAATGATATATTTGTTGTTCCTGACATTATATAAAATAATCAAATATTATATAATGTGGTTTTTACACCTTTTCACATTTTCGATTGAAAAGGCAACGTTACTTTCGGCTTTTTCAACGTTGAAATGTGTATTAATTCATTTTACTGCTATACCACAACGACGATAAGTAATTTGAACCATTAGAAGGTAATGATTGACTATTATCCAAAACAGTTAAATTAGGCCCCCAATAATAAATATTATTTATTTCAATAATGCTTAATGCGTGATCAAAATATCTTAAATTCGATAAACTACCATTGAATCCTCCTCCTTTGCAGACATTAATATCATTGTAGTTTTGTTTTGGAACCGAAGGCAAATTTTTTCGCCCTGATATTGTTCCATTAACATACACGTCAAGCATCGTATTTTGCATTCTAATTATAACACTTACCCATTTTCTTATAGGAACTTGATCGATAACAATATAATTACTAAGTGATGTTGTTTCTGATGTATCCATAAGAACCGCCAACGCAGCAGTTCCTCCCCCATAGTTGGGTAATATGTAAAGTCCAGGGCCATTATTAACTTCGGCAACGTTATAAGAATTTAAATCCGCACTCCCTTTATTAAAAATAAATCTTGCTTTTCCATCGTTTCCTAATTCATTTATATATATCCAGACAGACCATGTAAATTCTAGTCCAGTTGTTTGATTATTCGAAATTTTTATAATCGTTTTAATGTCTCCTTTTGTTGGGTCCTGAAAAAAAGTTTTGTCTGTTTGACCACTTATTAATCCTTTTATTATAAACGGACTACTAGATGGACTTGTAAAATATTGTATTAGAATAATCCCTAAATTTAATAAAAACAAAAAAGCTACTACAACTAATATAAGGAACGCAAACTTTGCTATAATAGTATTTGATTGTAAATATTGTGTAGATGCCCCTACACCTGCTGATGCCTGGTTCGAAAATTCATCAAGATTATTTGATACAGAAGCTTTTACATTGTTGAAACTATTTCCAATATTTTCACCTATTTGCTGAACTGCTTGAGGAATTTTCAAATTTTCTTGAGGATTCTGTGGATAATTCATGAATGATTATACTATAGTTATATAATATAATCATTTTAAAAAATTTGTATTGAAATTTTATTTCTAAATTTAACGGGTCTCCCATTTTACACCTTTTAAATGAGAAAAGGTGTAAATGTTCACTTATATAAAAACAAAATGTATGAAACATTTTTACTAAATATTCAATAGCTACATTACTACTAAAGTTTTTTACCAGAACAATGAAGGATTGTGTGATTAAAATCGCTATAAATCATTGAAATCTTCATTGGTTTAGAATAACGGCGCATCATTAACTATTGCTACATTATCCTTTAATATACTGTAATTTACACCATAAGAATTTAATACACCACCTAATTTACTTTTACCGTTTCCTTTCATGTACCAATCCCATGCAGTTTGAGGATCTACAGGAGACGTCCATCTAGTCAATAACAGTGCGTTTGCGCTCCATCCTGAACCCGTCGATCCTGCTGAAGGTGTATTAAATGGAGTAGTTGCCGAATTTCCTAAATATAAAGGAGCAGTCGAAGCGTCTGATGGCGTCTTTGGACCGATAGAATTATTAGCACCAGAACCGACGATTTGGTAAGAAATAACTAATTTTCCGTCTAAATAACAATCTAAATATTGATTATCAAAACTTATTATAACTCCTACCCATTTCTGTAATGGAAAGTTATTTGTAATCATAACTGTTTTTTTGCTTGGCGCAGTAGCAGTTGAATCAGATAATGTGACTTCACACATTAATGTAGGAGTATTTTTATCTAAATATAACTTTAAATTATCAGATCTAAACATTATTGTCTTTTCAACTGCAGGATCCCAATTTTGCACGTATAACCATAAACCAAACCCATGGCTCATGTTAGTTGGTGATGCAAAGTTTGTAATACCAGGAATTGCTTTTGAAAAATCGGCTGTTGAAGTAATAGTACTGGCTGTACTGGTTAAATACATAAACAATAAGTAAACAAGAAATACGATTAAAATTCCTAAAATTATTACGAGAGAATTCATTTTATATATTTAATACTCACAAAATAAATACGGGAGGATTTCTATACATTAACAAATTATAACTAGAAGTTATTTCTGTAGACGTTAATAGTTTCGTGTAGAATCTAACATTGCATATTGCTCCGTCTAATCCATTTTCGCTACCAATAGTTATAGGGTCGCTACCATTTATTTTTGGACGATTTTTGTTAAATGCATATGTCCTTATTAATTCACCGTTTACAAACAAATCTGCTTTCTCTGAAGTATAGTTAAACACAAGATTGTTCCATTTCTGGATTGGCATCTCTATTTCAACAGCTGTTTCTCCTTTTTTTGTATCGTTTGTAAAATATACTACAAATTTGTTATGTTTATTTCCATCGTTAATATTATTGTAATAGGTTATTTTGGGTTTACCTCCGCCGAAATCAAATATAGAAGTTTCTTTCGAGTACGCAGAGGTATTATGTGCTTTTATATTTATATTTATCCACATTGAAATCGCGTAAGTTTCTCTATAAACATTTTCTTCACTATCATTTTCCAACTCATTTTTTGGTATTTTCAATATATTACTAGAACCTATCGCCATACTTTCATCTAAGTAAGCTCCTTTTGCTAACAATACTATACCATTTTGCTTATCAATTAAATCAACTAACTTTGGTATATAAATATAGATTATAATCAATAAAATCTCTAGTAAAAACAATGCGTATATTAAATTTGATGTGGTTTTAAATTCTTTTACTAGGTATTTAAAGTAATCAATGATAAGACATGGTATGTAAAAAATTAGATTTAATATAAATCCAGTTATACCGGTAAAAGATTTTAAATAATTGCTAAGTAATAAAAATAAAAGAGCTAGCCCCACAAATATAATCAATATTATCACCCCTAATCCCATATAACCAATTAATCCAGCATATGTTCTATTCATCTTAGTATAAAAATAGGCAGCCGCTAACGTTACTACAGTTATAACCATTGCTATCCCTAAATTCGATTCATTATTACCTGTATTAGAAACAAATACAGGTACTATATAAACAAATACTGCTATTAGAGGTATTGCTATAGAAAGCATATAAATATATGCACTTGTAGTTAACGATTTTGGGTCCGATGCCGCAATACTTAATAGTCCTATTGCAGCACTAATTACAACAAATAATGCGCCATAATTAGGTATTAACTTTACATCAAAATCAGAAAACATTGTTAAGATATTATTTGTATATACAAATAATATATTATAAATATTATAAATTCTCTATCGCCGTTTTTTTACCATGACAATCTCGACAAAGAGCTACTAAATTATCAATATGATTGCTACCACCATATTCTAGACGGATCTTATGATCTACTTCAAACCACGCAGGTAACTTACATTGACAATCTCCACATTTCCAATCTTGACTAGATGCCACGTATTTCTTTTTGGTTTCGCTTACTGAGCGTTTGGTCGCCTTCTTACCAGATTGTTGCATTCTGTTTTCGGAAACTGTATGATTATTATTAGGCATAGGAATTACTGGGTAATTATAAGCTGATTTACTATACCCCGAATCTTCACTAAAATTCTGTCTCGATGTGAAATCTAAAATAGGAGATATCATGCTACTTGTACCTTTATCTATGGGTAAATATTTAATATAATCGTTCGTAGTAGATATTACCTGTTGTGCACGCATAGGGTTTCGTTTTAACAAAATATACAACATTAACGCACCGAAAGCTACACCTATCATTTGATAATACTTCTTAAATGATAATAACTTTTTTAATAGTTTACCATCGGTGTATATATTAGCAATGATTAGACCTGCTATTATAAATATCAAGATTTCTACACGCATAAGTTATTTATTATATTGAGAGAAAATAATAAATATCATCTAAATTACTTCTTTCTACGTGTTCTACGTTTTCTTTTTTTAGAGGTGACCCTTTTTCGTCCACCGCTATTTTTTTTAATATAAGTTTCACAGTAAATATCTACACAATCAATATGTTTTTCTCCTTCTGTATTACAACTTGTTCTTAGATGCAATTTTGCGGTACTTCCTGTATTGTCATAGAGAAATATTTTATTAACCTGATTACAAGGCATATTTATATAATCGCCGATAACTTTATCTAATTTATCATAAACGTCTCTTACATACCATTCATCTACTGTTCTCCCAGTTTCTTCTTTACGAATGTTTAATCTACGCAATACATCTTCTATTCTGGCGAGTGTTATAGTTAGGTAAATTTTATAATTGTTGTTCTTTAATACATTGAATACATTAGCTATGTACCAATCTTTATTTTTTCCTGTTCCGTCAAAAACTAAATTATAACCTTCTGCTTGTGCCATTGTAAAAGATTTATTATTAATTTTCAGTAAATCACTGCCATAACACTTATTATTATTATTATAAAGAGTTGTTAATATTTCATCGGGATCTATTTTTACAAAATCACTCTCATTTAAATCTAATTCATTCATTGTTCCTTGTAATGCTTCAGTGCTCTTGCCACTTCCCGGTCCACCAACCAAAACAATTGCAATTTTATTTTTATTTTTTTTTTTATTGGCTAAACGCTTTTCTATAAATATATTTTTATCTTCTTCTGATACTACTATGTCACACATCTATCTATTATATATATGTATATATATAATTTATATTCAATAAAAAAAGTATAACATTTATCACAATATATTTGTTAATATGAGTATGTTCCAAATGCTTTATCCCACAAAGAAAATCGTTTTGAATAATTACAATTATTTGCCGAATGATGTAAATCATGGTCCTCTGTATATAATTCAATTTGTAATAATTTAGGTAGCCATATACATTGAGGGAACGATGATGTCGGAAATGATTCCTTTCCTACATGTCCGCCTATTTCTATGAAATTCTTGTAAGTAATTATTGTTTGAAAATGTAAATACGATATTTTTGGAATAATTAATAATGATAACATAGTTGGTATTGAATTAGTAATAAGCAAATCAATAGGATCTTGATAAAATGTTGTAATTAATGTAGGGTGATTAAATTTATGATGTTTTTTATGCAAATACTTATATATTGATTTATGATGCAATAAACGATGACCACAGTAGTGAAAAAGATCAAATGCCACTTCAAACGCAAATGAAATTGGTATAAAATAAATTATTTCGTAATATATGTTTTCCTTTATTTCGAATCTGTATACTGCATTAATAAATACATGCGTTATTGATTCAACTGCAGTCGTTGTTATAACATTTACGTGAAATTCATGTTTATAATCTTCAATGGGTAAATTATCACTAATTCTTAATTTATGTTTAGTTCCGAAATCAATAAATCCCATCAATGCGTAATTTCTTACTATATACGTAAAAAACATTACTAGTAATTCCGAGAAAACTTCTTTATTATAATAATTCGAAAGAACATGGTGCTGAACAAACCCTAGAGAAAGTAAAAACCCATTTACCAATATAAAATTTCTAATAGAATATATCGATATCTGCATAATATATATATAATATATATATAATTATATAAGAATATGAGTAATTCATGTTTAAAAATAAAAGCTGATAATTCTGATACATTAGTAGTATCATTTGCAGGACATAATATAATGTTCAGTTCTATGCTTACGATTAGCAATCCATTTGAATTTTTAAATTTCTTCAATAGACATTTTAATAACATTAATCGTTATTTTTATGTCGATATTCATAAAACTTCTTATCATAAAGGAATCGAAGGAATCTCAAAAAACATCGACGAAACAGTTGAATATTTAAAAAAGGAAATAGCCAATTATAAAAATGTTATTTTTCTAGGCGCTTCATCTGGTGGTTATGCAGCGATTTTATTTGGTTCGTTATTAAACGTACAAAGTGTAGTTGCGTTTACACCACAAACTGTTCGTCTTGATAAACGTATTGATGAGAAATACCGTGATATTAGTCCATACATTAACGATACCACCAATTATTATCTTTATGGTGATTTAAGTATTAAAAATGAGAAAGATACGCATCATATTTCTCATTGTGACCGTATTTCTCATCATCCAAACGTCTTTATAAAAAGAGTTGCTCAATTTAATTTGAAAAATATGAGAGATAACAGTGAATTGTATGGAATTTTTAGTAATTTAATATATAACCGCTAAAACAGATTGTGTTAAGAATAATAATATATCAAAAATAGTAAAACCAATATCAATATCGCATGAATGTAATGCTTTCTCATATTTATTCTTTCAGATAAAATAATTGGTTTCGGTTTATACTCTGCTCTGTACTTTTCTAAAGATATCGGTAAAGATAACTCTTGTTTACCTAATAAAACATTATATTTATTATGCATAAAATGCATCCATCTAACAAATGAATCACGATTATCCAAATAAGGTTTCACCGGATATCTATCCAACATTTTACTAAAATCATCTCCCATCTTAGAATCCGGTATAAACAAAGGCATATTCGTAATTAGATCATAGTATTTACGCCTTGTAACTTCATTTGGATGCATTGGATAAGATTCAGCCACAGTATGCAAGAAAAACCAGTAATGAGGTCCCCATATTCTCGCGTCAAAATGCATATCCTAATATATTCAAATTATAAATATATAAAGATTATAGAACATATTATTGTAACGTAAATGAGTAATTATTGTAATAATTGTGGTAAGCCAGGACATTTATACCACCAATGTAAGCTACCCATCACTAGCTTTGGCATAATTGTTTTTAGAATATATAACAATAATATTCAATATTTGATGATAAGAAGAAAAGACACGCTGGGATTTATAGATTTTATGCGTGGTAAGTATTCAATCTATAACAAAGATTATGTCATAAACATGCTAAAACAAATGACGGTGGAAGAAAAGGGATTGTTAGCTGTTGGTGATTTTAATTTATTATGGAAGCGGATATGGGGCGATGAGCATATTTCAAACCAGTACAAAGCAGAGGAGATTATATCCCGTGATAAATATAATGCTCTTTTTTCTGGTGTAATGGTTAACAATGAATTATTCTCTTTGAATACCCTAATCGAAGAGAGTTATAAATATGATATATGGACAGAACCTGAATGGGGGTTTCCTAAAGGACGACGCAATTATCAAGAGAGCGACTATGAGTGCGCTTTGCGCGAATTTCAAGAGGAAACCGGATATAGCCATAAGACGTTAAAGAATATCAAAAATATATTGCCGTATGAAGAAATATTTACCGGATCTAATTATAAATCCTATAAGCATAAGTATTACTTAACGTTTATGAAACTTGATAATACTTTAAAGCAAAGTAATTACGAACCTACAGAAGTTAGTAAAATGGAGTGGAAGAGTTATGAAGATTCTATACAGTGCATACGTAAATATAATTTAGAGAAAAAGAGAATATTATCCAATATTAACGAAACGATCAAATCTTATAGATTATTTTGTAACCAATAAGGGGAATCTAATGTTAAAGCATCTTTGTGGCTTTCTGACCACATGAAACCATCCTATTATTGGTTGGTTAGTATTTATAACATGGATATCCATATTATAAATCTAATAAATAAATATACATATAATTTAAGTGAAACTATAAATATGCCAAAGGAAACAAAAAAGAAAGCAGAAAAAACAACTCCTCCAAACGTTACTGCAAAAAGAGGGCGTGGTAGACCTAAATCAATATTCACAAAACTTGCTGAAGAAACCGCAACATTAGCAAACGCTGCTATTGTTACTAATCCAGTTACTGGTATTAGCAAAGATAATGAAATATTAAAAGCCATATTTAACCAGCAACCGGAAGAACCTGTTATAAGTAAAAAAGCCAATTTAGTACTAAAACAAGACAGTAGCGAGCAATATATTACAAATATACTATTAATGAGCCGTTGTAATAAAAACTACCAGCATTTACCGGAAGAACAGGAAAGATTCGATGAGCTAAGTAAACTACCAGCACATAGCTCCAAAGAAGATAAAACTACTTTAACAAAAATCTTATCTGAGATATTGCACGTCCCTCTCCCCTATTTAAAAACTACTAAAAAATATGGTCTATTTAACCAATCTGATTTTATCCCCACTATTCTCTGTTTAGAAAGATATTTTAGAGAACAGAATCTTAATCCTCCACAAGCCCCTTTGCCAAGTAATACTCTTCAACCTACAGAAGAAAAAGAACAACAACAAGAACAAGAACAAGAACAAGAAGAACAAGAAGTCGTTGATGCAAGCAAAGAAACAAAAAAAGTTGAACCAGCTAATTCTGTAAAGGAGACAAATAGTAACGCAGAACTGCTTCAAGTAGGAGAACCTAATATAGCAACCCCTATTATATCTACTGACGCCAAAGAACCTAATATAGCAAACCCAATTGTAACTACCGACGGCGAAGAACCCAGAAGAGTATTCGAAGAAGAACCTCTAGAGGAACCACTCGCCACAGAATTAACCTCTATTCCCAACACTACTATCACAATTCAAAATGAATATGAGAAAGAACAAGAACAAGAAACTGTTCCTAATACTAGCGAAATCAGCGAATACAACAAATTTTTAATAAATAAAGAAATGCGTGAGCATAATAATCTAAAAGATACAGATAGTTATGATTTCTTATACCCTGAAATTAACGATCCAAACTTTAACATCAAAATCGCAAAGCATAAAGAATTTGCAGAAACTAAATACGACGGAACTATTTACGACATCGAAGAATATGCTAAGAAATTATGCAATACTGATTTTGAACTAACGCCTCATCAACTCTTCGTAAAAAACTTCCTATCTATGCAAACACCTTATAATTCTCTATTGCTTTACCACGGATTGGGTACAGGCAAAACATGCAGTTCTATTGGAGTTGCCGAAGAAATGAGAGCATATATGAAGCAGGTAGGGATAACGCAACCAATATTGGTTGTAGCTTCTCCGAATGTCCAAGAGAATTATCGTCTACAATTATTTGATGAGCGTAAGCTAAAACTAGAGTCGGGATCGTGGAATTTAAATACTTGCATAGGAGAATCATTACTTAGAGAAATAAATCCTACCAATTTAATAGGTGTGCCAAAAGATAGAATTATATCTGAAATAAATGCAATAATTAATAAATATTATCGATTTATGGGATACATAGAACTAGCTAATTATATTAAACGTGTTATTCAAATCCCTGCAGATAGTTCTCGTTTTTCAGCAAAAGAATTGAGAGAACTCAAAGTAAGAAGAATTAAAAAGCATTTTGATAACCGATTAATTATTATTGATGAGGTTCATAACATTCACATTTCAGAACAGAATAAGGAAGATGGTAAAACCGCCACATTATTAATGGATATTGCGCGTTATACTACTAGCATGCGTCTACTATTATTATCTGCAACCCCTATGTACAATAGTTATAAGGAAATAATATGGTTAACCAACCTAATAAATATAGTTGATAAAAACAGCACTATTAAAGAGAGCGATATTTTTGATAAAGATGGTAATTTTAAAGAGAAAATTGGGAAAAATTTGGAAGGAGGACGAGAACTTCTGACCCGGAAGTTAACTGGATACGTTTCCTATATCCGTGGTGAGAATCCATATACATTTCCTTACAGAATTTATCCTGATGTTTTCTCTCCTGAGAATTCTTTATCGACAATAAAATTTAATTATCCAACTAATCAAATGAATGGACGAGAAATCGAAGGCGTATTAGAAAATGTACCTGTATTTTTAACAAATATAGGAGAATACCAATCAATTGGTTACGATTTTGTAATTAAACACATGCGCAATAAATCTAATAATACAGTAAATAAATTTGGAGAGGAAAGAGAAATGCCTAGCTTCGATAATATGGAGTCATTTGGTTATACCTATTTGTTAAAACCACTCGAAGCTCTGGATATTGTTTTTCCAAATAAAGAATTAGATAGTGGAACGGTTGAGGCAGCTACTGGCGAATTCGAAGACCAACGCAACGAAGAAATAATTAATAAATTCATCGGAAAAACTGGATTAGCTAATACTATGAAATATGTCGTTCAGAAATCACCTTATCCAAATGTATATGACTTTGAGTACCGCCCTGAAATATTAAATGATCCCAATCACGGTCGAATATTCCACCCCGACAAAATAGGAAAATATAGTGGCAAGATAGCAAAAATATGCGACTGTATCAAGAGATCAAAAGGCATTGTTTTAATATATTCTCAATATATCGAAGGATCGATTATACCCATAGCACTAGCATTAGAAGAAATGGGTATTACACGGTTTAGTTCTACGAATTACATTAAACCATTATTTAAAACGCCTCCAACAGAACCCGTTGATTCTATTACTATGAAATCTCAATCGCAGTTTTTACAGGATGGTGAAAGCGGCAAATTTTCCTCAGCAAAATACGTTATGATTACTGGAAATAAAGCATATTCGCCTAACAATTTGGAAGATATTAAATATGTTACTAATCCTAATAATATGAATGGTGAAAAAGTGAAAGTGGTTATAATATCCAAAGCAGGATCAGAAGGATTAGATTTTAAATGTATACGCCAGGTCCATATATTAGATCCTTGGTATAACATGAGTCGTGTAGAACAAATTATTGGTCGTGGAGTTCGTAACTTCAGCCATTGTACATTAGAAGATTTTAAAGAACGCAATGTTGAAATTTATCTACATAGCACTATTCCGAGAAACGATGAAGAACCTGCTGATCTATACATTTACCGTTATGCAGAAAAGAAAGCTAAGCAAATCGGAAAAGTTACACGAGTTCTTAAAGAAATCGCAGTGGATTGCTTATTAAACGTAGGACAGCATAACTTTACAGTTGATCAATTAAATACTCTCGCAAATAATAAAAACATGAAGATTAGAACATCCAGCAATCCTGCTTTAATTAATTTTCAAATAGGTGATCGCGATTATTCCGAAATATGCGATTACACAACTTGCGAAACCGAATTCATGTGCTCTCCTAATGCTGAAATCGTTGATACTGTTAAAACTACCTATAATGATGATTATGCCAAAATGAACTATTCCAGTATTGTTAAACGCATTCGACAATTATATAAGAAAAAACTATTCTATAATAGAGCACAACTTCTTTCTGAGATTAATGTTGTTAAAACATATCCAGAAGATCAAATTGATTTTGCTTTGTCGAGGTTTATTAATAATAAAAACGAATATATTTATGATGAGTATGGACGTTCAGGTTATCTAATAAACAAAGATGATATTTATGCATTCCAACCTATAGAAATTACAGATGAGAACGCAAGTGTATTCGATAGAAGCTTACCTATTGATTATAAACGTAGCAATTTACAGTTAGAATTAGAAAAACCTAAGATAGAAGATTTGGCTGCCATACCCGAAGAATCTAGTAATGAAGGTGATGTTGTTATGGTATTATATAATCAAACCCTTGAGAAATTAAACGCGAATATGGATAATATTGAGAAATCAAATTTAAATAAAGAAGCAAAAAAGCTACTGAAAGAAACTGACTGGTATATTAATCTAGGTTATGTGAAAGAAGTAATTATAAACAACCATAATATAGATAATACATCGTTATATAAATACGCGACCTACCATTTCTTGGATACATTAGAATTGAATGAAAAATTAAATATATTACGTTATTACTATTCTGGTGATAAGGAATCATTTGATGTAAATGAAAAGTATATCCAACAGTATTTCACTGAGAAGGTCGTAAAAGTTAGAGGTTATAATGCTATATTTTTTAGTAACGACAAAGAAGAAGATGAAGATAATAAGAAAATATTTATTCAAGATAATGATAATAAATGGTTATGGTCGAATGCTCTACCAACAGATCGCATAGAAACGTTAAAACAAAGTGTTCCTTTCTCAACTATATCATTAAATAGCTTAAACAGATTATTCGGTTTTATGAATTTATTTAAGGGTGAAATTATTTTTAAGACATTTGATAAAATGAATAAATCGAATAAGGGGTCGAAGTGTTCTAACGAAGCTAAACGCGATGTAGTTAAAAGAATAAATTTAATATCTACTATAAAATACAGTGAAAATGAAGAAGAAAAACCCGATATCCTGACTAAAGATTTTATTAAGAATGGCTTATGTGTAATCTTAGAAGTTTTGCTCCGACATTATGATACCAGCAAAAAGGATAATTTAAGGTGGTTTTTAGATTGCGAGAAAGCATTATTAAGTAAAATCGCATCGTAAAAAATTGATTATTTTTCATGGAATGTAATCAATTAAAAACACAACAATGCCTCTCTATTTTGGACTTCCAGTTACTTGTAAGGAGGCGTACCGCCTCTTTGATGAGAATTATAACCAAATTGAACTTGGGATCATAGAAAAACACAGATTATTTTATGAAAACCCATTCACATATCCATTTATGATTGAAGACCTGAATAAATTCTTTAAACGCCAGGGATTACAGATTCGAATCTATGGTACAGACAAAGGACAATGTATTATCGGTTATATTATAAAGGAACCATCAGATGTATCAAATGCATTCATTAATGTAGATAACTTTATAACTAAGCTCACCGATCTAAAAACAAGATTTGCACTGGAAACAGCAGAATATTCTTTGAATTTCCAAACAGTTACTTTAGAGCGCATGGAAAACGAACCATTAGAAATTTCCTGTCCCGTGCCTTATATTATTGAATACAGGGACTAAAGAAGTAAAAAATTGATTTAAAATGATATAAATGCTTTTTTATATCATTATTAGTATATCGAAGATGGCTGAAAAAAAGATGCAACGCGAAGAGCGAAAAATTTATGGTGTATACATTAAATCTGTTTTAACCATGAAAGTTGCTATACCTATTACTAATGTAGGTAAAAATATGAAGCAAAACTTAGAGAGAATCATATCTAGAAAAACTGAGGGTAAATGCATCCCGGAAGGGTTCATTCGTCCTAATTCTGTGCAAGTCATACGTTATTCTAGCGGAACTGTTAATAATGAAAATATTGAATTCCAAACTGTTTTCGAATGCATGGTTTGTCATCCGGTAGAGGGCATGCTTATTGAGTGCAGTGTTAGAACTATTACTAAGGCAGGTGTACATGCAGAAGTAGTCGATGATACTGGTGCTACTCCTATTACTGTGTTTATTGCCCGCGATCATCACTTTACCGATCGCCATTTCGCTGAAATTAAAGAGAATATGAAACTGGTAGTTCGTGTTATAGGTGTTCGTTTCGAACTCAATGATCCTTATATTTGCGTCATAGGGAAGTATTTGGAACAGAAGAATACAGACCAGAGACAACAAGGAAAGAAGAGAGGTGGTGATGGTCAAGAAGTATCATCTATAACGATTGGCGAAGACGATGAGGAAGTTGACGAAGCAGAGGAACTTTGATCTAATCAATACAGTCATGTTGTACCATAGTTTTAACTAACTCTTCAAAGCTTATTTTCGGTCTCCAATTTAATAGGGTTTTTGCTTTTGTTGCGTCACCAATTAGTAGTTCTACTTCCGCTGGACGAAAATACTTTGGATCTATAAATATATATTCTTTTTGCGTATTCTTATCATAACCTACCTCATTAATGCCTTCTCCTTTCCATTCAATTTCAATATTTTTTATAGCAAATGCCTTCTCTATGAATTCTCTTACACTGTGCATTTTACCTGTGGCTAATACAAAATCATCTGCTTTATCATGTTGTAATACTAACCACATACCTTCTACATAATCTTTGGCGTGACCCCAATCTCTAAACGAATCTATATTTCCCATAGTTAACCGATCTGTTTCACCTTTTAAAATCTTATTTAAACCTATCGTTATCTTTCTTGTTACAAAGTTATGACCTCTACGCTGTGACTCATGATTAAACAATATGCCGTTGCTAGCAAAAAGACCATATGATTCCCTATAATTACGAACAATCCAGTAAGAATATAATTTGGCTACCCCGTAAGGTGAGCGAGGATGGAAAGGCGTGGTCTCCTTCTGTGGTATCTCTTGAACTAATCCATACAATTCACTCGTGGAAGCTTGATAAAATCTGGTTACTTTTTCTAACTTATTTATACGTATTGCTTCAAGTAGCTTTAATGTTCCGAAAGCATCAGTATCTGCTGTATACTCCGGCATTTCAAACGATACTTTAACATGTGATTGTGCAGCCAAATTATATATCTCTAATCTAGAAAGGTTGGGATATGAATTTTTAATATTAGCTAGAATAGAAATTAGACACGTGCTATCTGTTAGGTCTCCATAATTTAGCTTTAAATTTTTCTTTTTAAAAATATGGTCAATGCGATTTGTATTAATAGAAGAAGATCTGCGTATAAGTCCATGCACTATATACCCTTTTTCTAATAATAATTCCGCTAGATATGAACCATCTTGACCAGTTATTCCTGTAATAAAAGCAACGAGCATAGTAATAAATGATATGAATTTAATTATTTATATCATTTCGTAACCGTTAATTTTAAAACTTCTTGTTCTCTAACAAACGCACCAAGAATGCCTTTGAATCAATGCGGTTTAAAACATAGCAATTAATAATCTCCGCTGGCGAATAAAACCTGTCTTTTATTTTGTTTAAACTAGATTCTTCTATATCGCTTTTATAATATTGCTTATACATCTGTCGTATCATAGAACGAGTACAATTATCTAAACATAACGTTATATCGATTCTACCAGGTCTAATTAGCGCATGATCTAATTTGTCGTAATGGTTACTACTTATTCCCAATATTCTTCCAGGTGTTTCCTTGATTCCGTCCCATAAATTCAAAATATCATCTAATGTTATCGGATCTTCCTCTTTCTCTTTACATAAATCAATGAATTCCTTTTTCTCGTTGTTATTATTCTCTATCAACTTAGTAATTGCTGCACCTATCTGATCCTTCGGAGAAGAATTCTTTTTAGATTTCTTCTTGATTGGTTCTTTCTCTCGCTTCCACACCACATCACCCAAACAATCGATATCCTCAATTATTATTATCTTTTTATCAAAACCAATGCTACTCTTCTTATTATCTAAATTATATCTATTTTCAAAAAAGTATTCTTCTAATTGTTGCTTCGTTTTTATTAATTTGAGAGATAGAATAACTAGATGGCGACCAGTCAAATTCGCCAAGCTTTTAAAGAACGATGTCTTACCTGTTCCTGGTGGACCATACAATCCAATACCTAACGTATAAGGTATACCATTAGAATAATACCAATCTTTATTACTTAAGAAATAGTTAATTTTATCTAGTATATCTTCCTTGCCTTCGAAAAACATATTTGAAAAAGTTCGTGTGCTTTCAAACAATGTTTCGTTCCATAACTGTCGACTTCCGTCGTCATCTTCCTTCGGTTGGCTCTTCAAACTATATATAAAGCGCTTCCCCTTTCGATCATTTTCTATACTAGATAAATACTTGTTTTTTATATCATCTACGAAATCCTGTATCTTAGAAATATTACTTTCATAAGAATAAAGTGTAATAGATATCTGATCAGTTTTTATTGTTGTTTTCTTATCTGGATCACTATCTTCTTTCGTAATTTCAGTAATAGCATATATCTTTAATTCGCTATTATACAAGATAGGCATTTCCTGTTTTATAATATACATGTCTGCCTCTATTTTGTCTTCACTATAACGTTTTCCATAAGATGTTATATACTCTTGTATCTCAAAAATGCTTTTGTTGTTTCTCATTTTCTTAATAATGTCATAAAACAGCGCTTTAAAACATTCAGAGAAACATACAGAAATAGCTGGTTGCAAATCGTACTTATTTACAATGAACGTTTGAGTACCTTTGTATGTTATTGAGTATTTTCTACAAAATAAAGATTTAATACTGTCATGTATACGAAATACGTTGACGGAATTTATTCCAGAAGATGTTATTTTTCTTAATACATATGATACTACCACAACGATTAGAGTTGAGATAATAGTATCCAAAATCACATTATTAGTTTTAAAATTATAAAAAAACGACATCTTAATAGAATCTAAGAAGGTTTGTTGAATAGAATCTGACAGTTCTCCATTCATAGCTAGTATATTAAAAAAGAATTATTTATATTTGTTTGCATAATAGTTTTCGATAGAACCCCGGTTTAATGTGCATAAAAATATTTGCTAACAATATAAATAATAAATGCTTTATAATACATAATACATTATGGGGTGCAATTTTTTTATATTTAAATACCTTAAGATAACACACACTACAGGGATATCATATATAGAACTATCCTGTGAAAGAGGTTACTATTGTGATTGCTTAGACCACGGTTATGATAGTGATACAAATAACCCTGAAAGATATGATAATTACATTAATAAACTGATAGAAATGTATTTAACGCCTAGTATCAATCCAATACTAATATACACTGATGGTAACTATGTTACTAGTCGTTTTAGAGAAAAATATGCAGAATTAGTAACCAATAAGATTGATAATCTAGAAAAATACTGGAAGGATAGTGGATTATTAGAAGATGAACAAGATATTATTAGCATACATAAAATAGAAGAAAGAAAATCAACACAATTCTAATAATTTTAAATAATTTTTGTAAAAGTATTTAAAACGATTGATAAAAATCATTGCAAAGAAATCGGGGTCGAATTTTTTTTTGGACATTTATTTTTGTCCATTTTTATTTTTATGAAAAAGAATTTTACAACGAGTTTCTTCAAAAGTGATTTTACAGCATAATGCTTTAAATACAAAAATAATAACTCAATCCAGCACTGCATAACTTTTTTGGACATTTTTGGCAATAAGTACTTTTAGGCGAAATTAAATCGCAAAATAAAGTATAAAAAACGCAAAAAACGCATGGAAACTACCACTGAAAAAACTTGTGAATTTTGCAACTATACTACGAGTGATCTTACGAACTATCGTAAACATTTATTGACTGCAAAACACAAAAGATTATCTGAAAAAAAAAATTATGCTAACGAATGCGAGAAAAGTACTACCATATCATATTACTGTGAATGCTGCGACTTCAATTCCAGAAATAAGTATGATTTTAATCGACATAACCAGACCAAGAAGCATAAGCTTAGCTCCATGGTTTTCAAAACCCCGGACAGCATAGAAAAACAACCAATAGAAAAAAGTACTATTCATCAGGATCCGCAGCATACACCGTCTAATATAGTTACAACCGATGTAGTTATGGAGTTATTAAAACAAAATAAGGAGATACAGACATCTTTAGTGGAACAGAATAAAGAGCTTCATAATAAATTGCTCGAGATGTCAAAACATAGCAAAATTATTAATAAAACTACGAATAACATTACAAACAATCAGTTTAATTTAAACCTTTTCTTAAACGAGGAATGTAAAAATGCTTTGAATATAGAGGATTTTATAAAATCTCTGAAACTTACTGTGAGTGATATAGAGGAAACTGGTAAATTAGGTTACACACAAGGTATAACTAGAATATTTGTGAAAGCTTTAAATGATCTGGATGTAAATATGAGACCGTTCCATTGTACAGATATAAAAAGAGAAACTGTATACATAAAGGATCAGGATACGTGGGAAAAAGAGAATGCTGAGAAAACAAAGCTTCGAAATGTAATAAAACAGTTAGCTAGGAAAAATCTAACAATGTTACCTGAGTGGCAAGAAAAAAATCCAGATTTTAAACAGTTAGATACACCAGAAAACCAACAATTTATGCAGATATCTATAAGTTCTTTAGGTTCAGAATATGAGGATGAACAAGAAAAAATGGATGATAAAATAATTAGAAACGTATTGAAAGAAGTTGTTTTAGAGAAGAAAAAATGAAGGGTTAAATAAAAATTAGAGAAACAATATAGAATTATAAAGGTAGATTTAACAAAATGGATAATAGTAATAATCTAGAACAATTGAAGGCATCGATAGAATCTATGTCAAAGTACCATCAAATAGAAATATTAAAAATACTAACTAAAAGGTTAACAAAAATCAATGAGAATAAAAGCGGTTGTTATATAAATATGTCATTTTTGCCAGACGATACGATTTCGAAATTAGAAGAGTACATTTCTTATATAAAAGATCAAGAGGAGACATTGGAAACAATGGAATACCAAAAAGAGGAATTTAAAAATGCATTCTTTATTGAAAAAGAAAATAAAGACAACCCGACGATATCTTATAGTTCATTGAATAAATAATGTCATCATTATTAAATTCTATATTTTTTATTAATAAAGAAAATTTAAATTTAGGCACAGTATTAGATGTGTTACGAAGTTTTATGCTTACTAAAATAAACCAGGCAGCAATATTTTTAAGATCAAATATAATAAGTCCTAGTCAAATTATAAGGATATCAAATTTGCTAGACAAACCCGAAACCGTTATAGAAAACGTTGAGTATCAATTGATACAGGATGTCGCAGAAGAACCTCATCCTATTGTGCATGCACATGAAAAGGAATTAATATCTCCAAAAAAATCAGACACTTTATTTTGGTGTTTGTTTATCATTCATTTTGGCTACGATGAATATATAGAGGTCGATAGAAACTACGGAGTAAAAGAATTAGAAATAAAGAAACTTGTGGGACAATATATATCAGCGAATCCATACAAAATAAAAAATTCTAATATTAAATTTACGAAAGCAAGTGTACAGGAAGTATTGTCTGAACTATTAACAAGTCAGAAAGATACCAGTATTAATTGTCTAATAGCATTATTGGTGTATTATAATTTTAATATAATTATGGTTAATTCATCTAAGTTATTAATGTTGGAGTTTACGGCAGATAGAGACGCAGAATTACCGACTTATGTATTGCACAAAGATGCTTATGGTAAATATTCAGTCGATATAGATCCTATAACAAAAGAAGACGTTATAGAAATGAAAGGTAAAATGATTTGTTTAGAGAGTTATTTGAGGCCTTTAAAACCAATTACTAATTATAAAGTAGATGAACTAGAGGATTTTGCAAAAAAGATTGGTATATATGATACAAACAAGAAACTCAAGAAAACAGAACTTTATCAAGAGATAATTGATGCATGTCAGTGGCTCTAACAATAATATAGCATTATTAACATAAGTTATATGGATGAGAGGAACATACAGTTCTCTTGAGAAAATTGAAATAAAGATAAAATAATATATTATTACTATATACGAACAATATATTATGGAAAACAAAGAATCTATGCAGAAATCTGAGGTTGCTGAGAAAAAGTTTGAGAAGAAGGTTAAGACATTAAAGGAAAAAACACAAGAATTCGAGAACATTGTGAAGGAGTATTTAGAAAGTAACCCTTTGATACGTAGTCATAGAAAAAACAACGAATTAGAAATCCGATTTGGCACGAATACGAGGATTTCGCAACCGCTTTCCAAAATAGATTATGATAATGTTGCAAAACATCTCTATTCATGTGGATTTAAACTTGAAAATAAGGATGGTGTGCAAATGATGCGCATTACTCCCGAATCAATAGACCCAAGAACAGGCAAAAAAAAGTTATCAATACGTGGGGAGCTTATTGGAATAGATTTAATACAAGAATATTGTAGAACAAATAGCATTCAAAGCGTAATAAATATGCCATCTACACTATCTAATAAGATTAAATTTACAAGGAAAATGAACGCAATTCGGAAAGATGGTAGCTTTATCGATCGGTTAGATATGGACGATTTTAATTTTCGAGTTTCTTTTCAAACCGAGCAGGATTACAATGTGCAATCCGATACGGCTAGAAATATAATATCAAATTGGATGGATTCTAAGAAATTATTTCGTTTCATGAATCGAGTTAGGTTTTATCATCCTGATCTACCGATATTTGCTGATCTAAGCATAGTAAAATCATCTAATTTTATTACGACGAAGGATAAGAAAAAAATACCGGTTCCAGAATATACGATTCAAGAAGCCAATGTTTTCAATAATATTGAACAGTATGAGATAGAGTTGGAAATAGATAATTCCAGAGTGGGTGTGGGTACTCCATATACTAAGGCATCTGATTTAATGGCTGCCATTAGAAAAACTACACGTGTAGTATTGAGCGGTCTTCAAGGAACTAAATTTCCAATATCTTATACAGAACAAGAGAAAGTTTTGAAAGAATATATAAAGGTCGTGCATGGTGAAGAGCATGAACAAAATTATATTGGTTCTTCAGATTTCATTGGTCCATCGTCATTTACACTGCAAATAGATAATATTGTTCCAATATCCGAGACAATAAGATCGCCTAATATTAGAAAGGAATTTACAGTTACAGACAAGGCAGATGGGGATCGTAAGTTATTGTTTGTATCTGGAAACGGTAACATCTATATGATAGATACAAATATGAACGTAATATTTACAGGAACAAAAACTATAGAAAAATCAATATTTAATAGCATCGTAGATGGGGAGCATATTAAGCATAATAAAAAATCAGAATATATTAATTTGTACGCGGCGTTTGATGTTTATTATGTAAATAAGAAAAGTGTTCGAGAATTCCCGTTTTATAAAGATATCGAAGAATTAAGAGAAGAGAAAGACAAGAAAGATGAGAAAGATGTTGAAATAACATATCGGCTCTATTTATTAAATCATTTCGTAGATTTACTTAAACCTATTTCAGTTTTAGAATTTACTGGAAAGGAAGAGGTTCAATCAGTAGAACAGAAAAAACCATCGGAGTTTATTGTGAAATGTAAGACGTTCCGAGCAACAAACGACAATACTACTATATTCGAGTGCTGCCAAAGCATTCTTTCGGATATAAAAGATGGAACTTATGAATACAACACTGATGGAATGATATTTACTCCTAGTAATCTTGCTGTTGGTGGGACTACTGAAGGCGGACCTCCAGGTAAACTTTCAAAAATAACATGGTCACATTCTTTTAAGTGGAAGCCAGCAGAATTCAACACAATAGATTTCTTAGTTTCTATTAAAAAGGATAAAACTGGAAAACATGAAGTGCATCATATATTTCAAGATGGTCTTAACTTACAAGGAGGAAATGAAGTACAGCAATATAAAACACTGGTTCTTCATGTTGGGTTTGATAGTCGAACGGATGGTTATATAAATCCATTTCAGGATCTTATTACAGATAACTTGCCTGATAATTTTGATTCGAATAATAAAAGGAACTATAAACCTGTTCCGTTCGTTCCTACTAATCCATATGATCCAAACGCATGTTTCTGTAATATTATGTTGAAAGAAGACGGAACTAAATTGTTCATGATGACAGAAGAAGGCGAGTATTTTGAAGACGATATGATTGTGGAGTTTAAATATGTTGATGAAAACAAAGATGGTTGGAAATGGGTTCCATTGCGTGTTCGTTATGATAAAACAGCTCAGCTTCGTACTAAAAAGAATAATTTTGGAAATGCTTATAAAGTTGCTAATAACAACTGGTATTCAATTCATCATCCTATCACTGAAGAAATGATAACAACTGGTAACAGTATTCCTGATTCGATTATGGATGATGAAGTATATTACGCAAGATCTAATGAGGAAACTAGCACACGCGCATTGCGTAACTTCCATAATTTATATGTTAAGAAGAATTTAATTCTAGGCGTTTCAAGGAGAGGAGATAAACTAATAGATATAGCTGTTGGAAAAGCGGGAGATTTACAAAAATGGACTTCAGCGAAACTATCATTTGTGCTTGGAATAGATATATCAAAGGATAATATTCATAATCAGATTGATGGTGCTTGCGCAAGATATTTAAATGAATATAGAAAAAGCAAAGATATCCCAAAAGCTTTATTTATAAATGGCGATAGTGGATTGAATATTCGCAGTGGACAAGCATTTGCTACAGAGAAAGATAAACAGATAGCGAAGGCGGTATTTGGACAAGGGCCTAAGGATAAGAGTTTATTGGGGACTGGTGTTTATAATCAATATGGTGTAGCAGAGTCAGGTTTTAATATTACGTCTTGTCAATTCGCTATGCATTATATGTTTAAGAATAAAACAACATTTCATCAATTATTGAGGAATATTGCTGAATGCACACGTTTAAATGGTTATTATATAGGAACATGTTATGATGGGAAAACAGTATTTAATTTACTTCAAAATCTGAAAAATGAAGAGGGGGTTACTATTATGAAGGAAGGGCGTAAAATATATGAAATAGTTAAAATGTACGACCAAACAGGGTTTCCAGATGAGGAAATGAGCTTAGGTTATGCAATTAATGTGTTCCAGGAAAGTATTAATCAGTATTTCAGGGAATATTTGGTAAATTTCGACTATTTTATTAGAATCATGGAGGATTATGGGTTCATATTAGTTACAAAAGATGAAGCCAAACATATGAATCTGCCGAATGGTTCAGGAATGTTTTCAGATTTATTTACTAAAATGGAATTGGAAATAAAGAGTAACCCTAATGTTAAAGCAAACTATAGAGATGCTATTTATATGAGCGCAGAAGAGAAGCGGATATCGTTTATGAACAGATATTTCGTATTCAAGAAAGTGAGAGACGTAGATGCAAAAAAGATGGCAGTCGTGATAACAAAAGAAGCAGAATTCCAAGATAAACACGACGAAGAAGAAGTAAAAGAATTGGAAAAAACTCTTAATAAAATAAACGAAACTGAATCAAATGTAGTTGAAGAGAAAGAACCTGTAAAAAAGACAAAGCGTCTTGTTTTAAAGAAAGAAGCACCTACTAAAGTTCCTACGGCTACTCAAGTTACTACGGCTACTAAAGTTCCTACGGCTACTCAAGTTCCTACGGCTACTAAAGTTCCTACGGCTACTCAAGTGCCTATGGCAACAATTAGCAAGGAAAAGTTTAGCATTGTACTTAAGAAATAAGAGCAAATCGCTTAATAGAATAACATTTTTAATTGTGATATAATAATATAAATACAATCCCATAAATAATATATCGTTAAAATGACATATTATTTACTACCAAGGACAAGCTATTTGATACATAGAAATATAGATTGTGTTGAGAGTGAAGATATTCCGAAACCATGCATATCGTATTCATTGTCAAGTTATTTGTATGATATGAAAGAAAAAATAGAGAAGAGAGATAAAGATTGGGATATTTTCAAGAAATATACAAATCCATATGAGTATATACACACATCATTGCCGTTTAAGAGAAAATGTATTGCTAAACACAAGCCATTATCACGATCTTATTTTAAAATGATAGAATTAGTAAATATATTCGACTTGTTTTTTGATTCTAGGCCTATACAGAGCTTCCATCTAGCAGAAGGACCCGGTGGATTTATAGAAGCTTTAGCTGAACTAAGAAAGTGTCAATATGATAAGTATATTGGGATGACTATATTGGATGAAACTAATGATCCTAATATTCCTGCATGGAAAAAAACAGAATATTTTTTGCGTCAAAATAAGAATGTTGTTATTGAAACAGGAGCTGACAAAACCGGGAACGTTCTTTCTTTGGAAAATTTATTATATTGCAAAGAAAAATATGGCTCCACTATGGATATTATAACAGCAGATGGTGGGTTTGATTTTTCGCTAGATTTTAATAATCAAGAAATAAATATTGCAAAGCTATTGTTTGCACAGGTTTCATTTGCATTGCTAATGCAAAAGAAAGGAGGTAGTTTTATTTTAAAAATTTTTGATGTTTTTATGCAACATAGTATTGATATATTGTATATATTGTCGTCATTTTATGATAAAGTGTATATTGTAAAACCTCATACAAGCAGATACGCGAATTCAGAAAAGTATATAGTATGCAAGGGATTTACTTCTATACCAGTTGAACAGTTTACACCTTATATATGTAGGGCGTTCGACATAATGGTAACATCAGCTAATTCTAGTTTAGATTTATATATTCATAGGTTTTTAAATATTCCTATTACAACCTATTTTTTAACTAAAATAGAGGAATATAACGCAATATTCGGACAGCAGCAGGTAGAAAACATTCATCACACTATAACGTTTATAGATAATAAGTATAAGCAAGATAAGATAGACAATATAATAAATACAAATATACAGAAGTGCATCTTATGGTGTAATAAATATAATGTTCCTCAGAATGTGTTAACGTATTCGTCAAATATTTTTTTATCTAATCCATTATCTAATGAGGCAGAATTAGAATGTTAGGATTTTGTTGTATCCTCTTCATCGGGATTATCTTTTTTGTCCGCGCTGCTTGTATTTGTATATAATATATTATCTATATTAGTAAGGGTTCTTCTCATATCACTAACGTTTGATTGTAATTTACTTATAGATTCTTTATCTAAACTATCTGCATTGCTGTTTTTGTTCTCTGCGCCTTCGTAAATATTTGTCAAATAGAAATAAAGGATTATAAAAATGAAAAATACTAAAACAGATAACAACACTACCTGTTTAAAATTTAAGGATAATTGCATTTTATAATATAATATAATATAATATAATATTATATTAAATTAAAAATTAAATGTCTCAATTTCTAAATGTCGATAGAAAATCATTAAGTAAATCAGTTCCAATAATTTCTTGGAAAGGTCAGACACTTACACAGATAACTTCATCTATTAAGAAAAATCCAGGTAACTTTGCGACGTCTAGTATTAACAATAGAAATCTGTTTTTATCGCCACCCTTAAAGATATATCGTAGAGAAATAGCAAATCCATTTAATACGGGGGGGTGTCCATATCGAGCATCTTTAAGTATAGACGTCTTTGATAGACCAAATGGTTCTATCATAAATAGTAGTTCTGAAGAAAAAAATGGTTTAGCAAATACATTAGACAATACACTCTCGAATAATAATTGTGAAAACCCCGGCACATGTTCAGTTTTTTTATCACCAAGCGAAAATGCTAAACGTCGTTGTAGAAGTAGTGGTATCATTAAGAAATCATATAACCCATCTAATAATAGTTCGAAATACTACACGAACAATAACCAATATTTAGTAAGTAGAAATAAAACATTTCAACAAAACCAGTACTATTATATTCGTGTTGGCGATCCATTATTGAAACCAGGTCCGGGAGTAGCTTCTGCGAATATTTATTCACCTACTGGAATTACATCTTGTCCTAAATATAACCTCGAGACAGATAGTAATTTTATGTATCAATGGGTTGATGGACAGTATTATGAGGTAGATATTCCTAAAGGGTATTATAGTGTAGATGATTTTAAGGGAATATTCCAAGTAGCTATGTCCGAAAATTACCACTTTTTAATAAAGAATTCGAATGGTTCTAAAGTATTTTTAATAAATATTATTTATAATGATAGTAACAATAGCATACAATTTCAGTTTACACCTTATGATAGTATAGAATTTCCTGGTAGTGATTATTCATGTGATATTCATGCTAGTCAAACATGGACTTATAGAGCTTCTGGAACTAATATTTCTCCTCCAAACAAAGGTCCCGGAAGTTCTTTAGTTCCAGGAGTTAAACTATTTGATAATGCTTTGTTACCTGCATTAGGATTTTCTTCTTCAACGTTTCCGTTAGTATTACCAAGTGTGCCTATCACAGTTAATCCTGCTAATAACACACAAACTTATACTAGTATTCAAACTATTACTTCTAATTTAACTCCTGGGTTTTATCCAGTTTATAAAAAGATTTATTACAAACCAAGCAATTCTAAGTTTGCTCAACAAGGCGCAGTTACTAGTAGTTCATTAATAACGCGTCTAAAATACGACACTGTTAATTCTGTTGCGTACAAATCTAGTGGTAATATTTACAATTCTGATTACACAAGTGTATATGGATCAAATATAGGGAACGCTTTAGCTTATGGAGTATCAGAAAATCCTTACACAATGAAAAACAAAATAGGGTTTCCTAACAAATCTTATCCAAACTTTTCTTCAAATCAGCAAAGAAACTGTATAGAAACATCAATTTCTGGGGGGAATTAAATTTAATAGATAAACAATTATATTTATAGTTAAAAATGAGATAAATATAATTTTTTTAGTAAATGTAGCGAGATGAATATAAGTATAGATTTACAAAATATATCGTTAGTAAGTGTAAATTTTTCAGAAAAGAAACAGAATGTTATTATGGATGGTAGTTTTACCAAGATATTGTACTCAAATGAATTTTTTACAATGAATGGATTATATATACTATTCCCAATTGTTAAATCAGGCATAGAAAAAAACGTTATTAAGTTCAACCCTTATCAAAATACTAATTTACCTTTAATACAGGAATTTTCTAAAATGGAACAACGTATATTGGAATATTACAAAACTACATTTAATTGTAGAAATAAAAGTGTAAATCTTTTATCTAAACAAATGTATTATGGTAGTATGAAATTATATAAAGAATTAAATGGCGTTGACTACGGTCAAAAATCAATTCAATATATAATAAAAGTATCCGGCGTATGGGAGACGTATGACAGTATTGGTTTAACTTTTAAATTAATCGAGGTGAATGAAAATTATGTATAAATTTTACATCTTTTAACGTAAAGAAGTAAAATATCTAAAATCGCATACTCATGGAAGATCCTCTTCTTCCTCCATTTAACTGGGCGGGAGGAACATTAAATGGTTTGCTTCCGTTTCTTAAATCGTATATTTTATTTTTAGATCTATCATTAACTACTCCAGTATCAAATTTGGTTACGTTAATAAATCCTTTATTTTCATCAATAGAATAATCTATCTTGGTAATTGAAGCAAATCCTTCCTTGGTGATACTAATGTATCTGTTGAATTCGTTTTGGTTAATAATTCTTAGAGGGCTATCATTTAAATGAAGAATATTTGGGTCGCCAACTTTATAGAATTGAGTTCTATCAATATTTATGTTGTTTTGAATTGCGCGTATTTGTAACATGTTATCCTCATAACCCCATGCCCAAAAATTAGGATAACCTAGTGTTTTTTCGAAATCCGCGCCTTTAATAGAAACAATTCCACCAAGTGTGTTTGTGTGTCCATAATAATGTTTTATATTCCCTACTTCAGTATTATAATCTATAATATTTTTTTCGCGAGGTAGTGTGTCTACGTCATTAAAAACAAAAGTTATGTTTTTATAGTTATTTGGGTATTTTTCTTTCATTGCTAAAAATCCAATATTTTTTATTGCCCCTCTATTGAAGTCGCGAGCATCGCATTGTTGAACAAAATAAATTTTATAATCTGTTGTCGGAACATCTTCTAATACAATAGGCATAACACTATTAAAGTTCTTTCGTTGAGTTTCTCTATCTCTGTATGGAACAATGAATATTATTTTTGGAATTACTTCTGAAATAGTAACGTTGTTGTCTTGTGTTGCTATTTTTGCTTCGATTTCGTTAATAAGATCTTTGACTGGTTGGATAGGTTGATTATCTATTGTTGCAGAAACGCGTTCTAACTCGACTTTCTCTGCGGCGACGCGCTCAGCTTGGGCTTCAGCTTTTTCATTGGCAAGACGTTCAGCTTCGGCAGCAAGACGTTCAGCTTCAGCAACACGTTGTGCTTCGGCAGCAACACGTTGTGCTTCTGCAGCAAGACGTTCAGATTCAGCTTTCTCTGCAGCAACACGTTGTGCTTCGGCAGCAAGACGTTCAGATTCAGCTTTCTCTGCAGCAACCCGTTGAGCTTCAGCTTCAGCGGCAACCCGTTGTGCCTCAGCTTCAGCAGCAACACGTTGTGCTTCTGCAGCAAGACGTTCAGATTCAGCTTTCTCTGCAGCAACCCGTTGAGCTTCAGCGGCAACACGTTCAGATTCAGCTTTCTCAGCAGCAACACGTTGTGCTTCGGCAGCAACACGTTCAGATTCAGCTTTCTCTGCAGCAACCCGTTGAGCTTCAGCTTTCTCAGCAGCAACACGTTCAGCTTCAGCTTTCTCAGCAGCAACACGTTGTGCTTCGGCAGCAACACGTTGTGCTTCGGCAGCAAGACGTTCAGTTTCAGCTTTCTCAGCAGCAACACGTTCAGCTTCAGCTTTCTCTGCAGCAACACGTTCAGCTTCAGCTTTCTCAGCAGCAACACGTTGTGCCTCTGCGGCAAGACGTTCAGCTTCAGCTTTCTCAGCAGCAACACGTTGTGCCTCTGCTTCAGCAGCAACACGATTTGCCTCTGCTTCAGCAGCAACACGATTTGCCTCTGCTTCAGCAGCAACACGTTGTGCCTCAGCTTCTGCAGCAACACGATTTGCCTCTGCTTCTGCAGCAACACGATTTGCTTCTGATTCAGCTAATGCTTTTTCAACAGCAGCTTTGTCTGCCGCAGCTAAATCAAAAGATTGATTATCAACTGGTTGTTCTTCCATATAAAATATACCCCCAAAAAAAATACTCACGCAATCCCTAAAGTATTATTTTATGCGTACTTGCTCAAAATTGTAGATGGCAACAATGTATCTCGAAGAGCATCTAGTTTTTTGAAACATTTATTTATAGTTACTTCACTAACCCCTGAAACAACCTTAATGTCCTGCTTAGTAACGTTTTGTTTACAGCTTTGCGCTATAAAATATACAATCCCTGCAGCAATCGCATGTGGTATATTGTCAGTAATTATATTATTCTTTTCTATTTTGTTAGCAATAAACTTAGATAACATAGTCAGTTCCTGGTTAAAATTTAACTTGCTACAGTATCTCTCAATGAAAGAACTAGGCATAGTGATACGAAGATCGGTTTGTTGGGATGGTTCAACGTTTCTTTCAATATTATGCAGTATATTAACTGCCATAGAACATCCAGTAGTCGCACTAGTTTTATCTAGTTTAAATACTTCAGCAATTTCATGTGCTGTTCTAGGACAACCATTCAACCTACACGAAATGTATATAGACGCTGCTTTAATACCGTCGCGATTGATTCCACGAAACATTTTTTGTTCAGATATATCTTTATGTATAGTCATAGCATAGTCAATAAATATTCGAGGTATTCCGGCGTTCTGAGCCATTGTGGTAATAAACTGAAATTCGTCGTATAACGATTTTTCTTTATGGGGCATAGATTGCCACTCTGTCCATTTACGAATTTTCTTCATTTCGTAGGAAGATTTTGTGTTGCATAAAACTTTGCAACCAAAAGAAGATTCTACTAAAAGAGGATTGATGGCATTGCCGCAACGAGTTGGATCGTTAGCGTTTTTATCGTCCGCACCGTAAAACCTCCACTCAGGAGAGTAATCAAGAGTATCCTTGTAGATAAGGCCGCAATCGGTATTTATGCATGTAGGAAATCCGTTGTCCATTATCATAAGAGGGGAACTGCATAGGTTACAAAGATCAGAATTTTTTAATTCGGGGTAGACACACTGAATACCATTTTGATTGTTATCTATGCATTGTTTATCAGCGTCGAAAATGTCCCATAGTTTAGATTTGTCTAAATTAGACATCTCAACCTTCTTTTTTTTAGTTTTTGAATGGTTGCATGGTTTCTCACTTAACTGTATAGTGGCAGCAAAAGAGTCATTCTCGGCCATAATTACATTTTCGCTAGATAAACTTTGTTGTGGTTTTAACTTAATGTAAAATTTTTGATTTGATATCATTATTATAACTACTATAATAATGTATTTATCTTATTATTTAAAATCAATTTTTCTGAAGGGAACCGACCTGCGCGGGTCGGTTCAATTCAGAACCCTACTACATTAAATATTAATGTTCTTAATTTGATAATATAGGAAGGTTTCCTTTATTAGAATGTAACCTTCTTTTCCAATTTCTCAAACATTTCAGGATTATATACTAAGTTTCCTGTAGGTTTATATTGATTAATTGGTTTATATTCTTTCTTTTCTTTTCCCGTAGGGTTGTTCTTATCGTTAAACATTTTGGAATTTGGATCGTCATTATTATCTCCTTCTTCAGTTTCTACTAGATTGCCTTTCTCGTCAACAATCTTGCCTGTTTTCTTTTTAATTTCACTGCGGACATATGAAGGTACCCAATTAGCCCAAGATACAAATAGTGTGTTAGGATGCACATATCGAACATCAAATCCATTATCTTGTAAATTTTTAACTAAATAACCTATACAATCACCTTGATCGTAGATAGGTTCTCCAAAAATATATTCGGGAACAGTAAACCAAATATGTTTATCATTTATTTTATTTTTAGAAATAAACTTAATTCGACGGTGAACACGGTTAAGAATTTTATTAAAGATGGCAAGTTGTTTTAAATCTTTCTGTTGTTTTCTATCGTACAATTCATCAATGCTTATCTTGCCGTTTACTTCTTCATCATCAACTGTTAAAAAACATGACATTTTATTCTAATATATTGAGTAAAGAAAAAATATAGAAAAGAAAACGTAATTTATTTATGGATAATATAATAAAACATATAGTAATTTCTGGTGGAGGGCCTACTGGATTTACTTATTACGGAATATTAAAAGAAACAAACCGGAATGGACTATGGAAGTTTGAAAATATTAAAACTATTTATGGGACGTCTATGGGAGCAATAATAGGAACAATACTTGTATTAAACTACGATTGGGAAACTATTGATGATTACTTGATAAAACGACCATGGAATAATATTTATAAGTTTGATATGTATTCCATATTCGATTCTTATAAAAAACGAGGAATATTTAATATTAAAGTTATTGAAGATACATTTTTGCCATTATTTAAAGGTAAAGATATTCCAATAAATGTCACCATGAAAGATTTTTATGAATTAACAAATATAGAATTGCATCTTTTTGCGACCGAAATAAATGATTTTAAATTAGCTGATATTTCTTATAAAACACATCCTGATTGGACAGTAGTTGAAGCAGTTTATTGTTCAGCTTGTTTACCAGTTATATTTTCTCCATATCTAAAAGAAGAAGAATGTTACTGCGATGGTGGAGCAATTTCAAACTATCCATTAGAACACTGTATAAAAAACGGTGCTGATGTTAATGAAATATTAGGCATTCGAAGAAAAAGCAAAGATATATCTAATAATGCTTTGTCAGATTCTTCATCATTATTAGATTTTATACTAGTAATAATAAACAAGACATCATCAAAAATGCTTTCTATAATTAACTATCCTGAAATTAAACATGAATATGTCGTTGAATCCGACCTAACATCAATGTATAATATCTATTCTTTTGTAAATAGTCCAGAAGAGAGATTAAACTATATTAACACAGGAGTAGAGTTAGTCAAAAGTAAATCCACCAGTATTAGTTTAACATAGTGTTTACAAATTGCTCCAATGAACTTTTAGTAATCTTAGAATCGAAGTCAATAGTGTTTTTGTCGCGTACTAATTTCACAGTTGGATATGAATCTATCTTAAATGTATTTATAAAATCAGTTATATCACTAGTTTCAGTAGTGCAATCAATGTCTTGACATTTTAATTTATATCCGTTAATCTCTTTTCCGTTGTAAAGAGTTTGGAAATTTCTCCATTCTGGAATAGCATTTTTGCAATGAGGACACCAGTCGACGTGGAAGAAATAAATAACTGTCTCTTTGTTTCGACGATTTGCGTTAGCAACATCTTTTATTTTGGTATCTTGGTTCATAAATCTATTATATCCATAATAAGAAACAGCCGCGAATATTATTATTATAACCACTACTATAATGTAGTAATAGTACGGACGTATTAAGTTAGTAACAACCTGAATAAAATTAGCCATTTTTATATAGTATCTATATATTTTTCATTTATTAATATAAGCGAATTTGCTAAATAGTTTTAGTAAATTTATTTTATAAATATATTATAAAAGGAGTGTACATTTATTTAATATGACAACGAATAATAAAACAAAAAAAAATAATAAAAGCGTTTATTCCATAAATGATTACAGAAGCAATGATGGCATGTTAACTACAATATGGGGTCCTGGAATGTGGCATTATTTACATACTATGAGTTTTAATTACCCAGTTAGTCCATCCAAAGAAGATAAGAAACATTATTACGATTTTATAATAAATTTACAGTATGTTTTGCCCTGCGGCAAATGTAGAAAAAATTTAAAAAAAAATTTTAAGAAGTTACCCTTAACTAGCTCGAGTATGGAATCGCGAGAAACATTTTCAAGGTATATTTATGACTTACATGAAGTTATAAACACAATGTTAAAAAAAAATTCAGGATTATCATACGAAGATGTTAGAGAAAGGTATGAACATTTTAGAGCTAGATGTGCAAGATCATATAGTAAGTTAACCAAAGAAAGTATAAATTTATTAAAAAGAAGAAGTGCGAAAAAAGAAAAAGGATGTACTGTTCCGTTATATGGAGAAAAATCTAAATGTGTTTTAAAAATAGTACCACATGATACTAAATGCGAAACTCTTCAGATAGATAATAAATGTATTAAACGACAGATCGAAATATAAAAATCTTATTTAGTAAAAATAATAACAATTCTATTTAGTGTTATTATTAACATTAATATATAATAAACATATATATAATATTATTATGAATCAACAGAAACCATATAAGTTAGAAATGGATTTATCGTTTAATAAGATCGAATCAATGGTAAATGAAGAAACAGATAAAAAAAAAGATTGTATACCATTTTGGTCAGAAAATCCTAATATCTTACTCGACCAAAGATATATATTCGAATTTTTTCCAGTAGATGTAATGTCATACGAACAGAAGTTAAACGCAATTACTAGAACAGTATTGGTGTTAACAATTTTAGCATTTATATTTTCAAAGAACCTTAGAATAATTATTATTGGTTTGATAACTGTGGGAGTTATATTTCTTATGCACTATTATCATATAATCGAAAAAGAGAAAGTCGATGTTAAAAAATTAAACAAGGAGGGTTTTGATAGTGGACCTGCTCATGATTATCTTAATAGTAAACAAGTACCTATAAGGCAAGATATTTTTCAAGAACCTGATGTTAGTAATCCTTTCTCGAATGTATTAATGACTGACTATGATTATAATCCAAATAAGAAACCAGCACCGCCATCATTTAACACGAATATTAATAATAAAATTTTAGCGGATGCAAAACAATTTGTTATGGATTCTCATCCAGATCAACCAGACATAGCCGAAAAATTATTTACAAGTTTAGGAGATGAACTAGTATTTGAACAGTCATTACGTCAATTTAATTCTACTCCTAATACTACTATACCAAACGATCAAGGGGCTTTTGCTGAATTCTGTTACGGAAGCATGATTTCTTGCAAAGAAGGGAATAATTTTGCATGTGCACGTAATACATCACATTACTCATTGTATTAAGTAAATAAATATTTAGGTGTAAACAAATAAATTAATAAATCTATTTGTTTTGAATTTTCCTTCTCTACCTATAATATAAAATTAATAAAATGGCGTTTGCAACTAATTATATGTTTAACAACATGGGTCACATTGGCCAAGATTCTGTTGACGAAACTCAGAGAAATGTGTCTAATACTCGATTTGCATCGTGGACATTATCGAATTATTTTAGCCAAAATGTATCCGATGGACATGTCCAATTTGCTACACAAATGCCCACTGTTATGTTTAGCGGAAGCATGTTGGGTTCTGGTTTAAATGGACAATTAGTTGATGTAGATTCTAAATTAATTTATGGTGCTGAGAATGAACGTTCATTGGAAAAGTTAAGTTTAGTTGAACGTCCATTTTTAACTGTACCTTATTTAGGAAGGGGGAGTTGTGATCCTGCTCTAGAATCCCAATTGCAAATGGGAGAGTTAGTTAGTGATAAAAAGAGCGTATCCACTATTATGGATAAATCATTTTCTAATTATTCATTGTATCCATTGGATTCTAAGATGCAAGAGTATGTAAAAAATCCAGCGAATACTGTTCAGGAAGTGGCTATGAGTGGTTGGGTAAGAGGTGGTGTGCTGACTCGCAATATGTCTGCGGATGATGATTTCAAGAATAACAACCGTCCCAGCGGGTCATATTAAGAATGGAACCTGCAATTATTCATACGTCTCTCTCTAATAATTTCTTTGTATAAACAATTATTGATATTACACCTTTTTATGTTTACTTATAAAATAAATATAAAAATCTTATAATAATAATTGTATTCATTATGGAACTATTTCATTACTTGGATAGTAAAAAAATCGAGTATATTGATAACAAGGGGTATCGTCAATGTTTAAGAGAGTTGTTTAGTATGAATGCTGCTAACTATGCAGAAAAAGTAAATACTATAAAGATGCAAGAGGAATTAGATGAAGAAACAGAAGATGAAATATCTTATGACAACGACTCAGCAGTAAAACTTATGGACGATATATTCTCAAATACCAAAGATAACAAATTGTTTGATATTGTTTATAAATTGGCAGCCGCGAAAATGATATCTGAAGACCCATCGATTGGTCAAGTAGTATTATTCTCTTACCATTATTTACCTTATTATCATTTATGTTTAGTAGATTATTTAGAATCGCCGAGTAACTTTAATAAAGAAAATAAGAATTATAAGATCTTGGTTGAAAAATTATCGTAGTCAAGTATATATGACATCGACACGTAATAAAAATACTCCAGGGAACTTCATAGCAGAACGAAGTATTAATAATAACACAGTAGATTACTATACTAACAGTAGTTACTCCTTCGGGGCTCCTTTAACAAATTATTATCCAGGAGATGGCTTACTACAAGGACGTGTTGCAGCAGAAAACTTGTCCCACAATAATATAGACATTGAAACACAACTGTTCGGAATTGGCTCTACAAATTTAGTAAAACCTAAAATAAATCAATACCCCGAATTGAAACCAATTCAAAGTTTATCAATAATAGATCGTTTACCAATAATAATTCCAGAACCTCTAATTGTTCATAAGGATCAACGCCCTTATCCATTGCCCTAATTAACTTTTCTACTGTAACGCGATGAAGAAGATTTTCTATTTCTAAATGTGATGTCTTTTGCAGTCGGCTTACCTTTATTAGATTTAATTTCATCTACCGTGACAGTAAGTTCGGCTATTTCATTTTTCTCATTATCTTCAGCATCTTGTTCCTCAATTACTATTTCTTCGGATTCACTTATTGGGGAAGTTTCTTGTAAAAAATTATTTAATAGCTGTTTTACAGTATCATAATTAAAATTAATACTTGTTTTATTGGGCAAAGTATCTATTCTATCAAACGATACAGATATGTACTCACTCATAGTGTGGTGCTCATTTTCATTATTAACTTCTATTGGTATTTGCACGATTGCCATTATATATTTTTTTTCGGACATATTTAAATACAACCATTATTTTGTATTTATATTTTTTGATGTTTTAAGTTATTATTGTAGTTTGTATTAAAATAATAATATAAATTTAAGATTAACTTACCATAATTTTTTAGGAACTAATGACGTTAATGATGTCGGTACTACGGACGAAATAGCCGAAATAGGCGCAGATACTGCTGAAGTAATTGCATTGATTGGTGTCGATGCTGCTGAAGTAATTGCATTGATTGGCATAGATGCTGCTGAAGTAATTGCATTGATTGGCATAGATGCTGCTGAAGTAATTGCATTTATTGGCGCAGATGCTGCTGAACCTATTGATGATATTCCACTAGTAAAGATATTACCTTCTTTACTTATTGGTGTTCTTGCTGGTTCATATACCAATTCTTCAATTATTTCTACAATAGTATTTACAGTATCGTCTTCAGACCCGTCACCTTCTTCTTCTTTTTCTGGTTCTGGTTCCGGTTCTTTTTCTGGTTCTGGACTTTTTTTTTTATTTTTTTCACCTTTTCCATGAACTTTACTGTCTTCATATACCATTTCTGTTTCACATGCTTTGTTTTTAACTAATGATATAGGTTTTAAAAATTTTCCATCTATTTCTACATCAGGGTAAAGTATTGTTATTTCCTCAATTATTCCAACAATAGTATCTACAGGGTGTTCTTTCTTTTTTAAAAGATTAGATAAATCGGGAAATTTAATACTCGAATTTTTTTTATGTATGTTTTCAATTATTCCTACAATAGTATCTACTGGATCTTCAGGATTTGAAGTAAAGAAAGAACCAATTCTATCTATAACTCCCTTCTTTTTATGTATGTTTTCAATTATCCCCACAATAGTATCTACTGGATCTTCTGGTTTTGAACTAAAAAGAGAACTAAACGACATTCCTTTCTTTTTATCAGTTTCTTCAACAATAGGATCTTTTGGAGGTGATTTTTTATCTTCTAAAATTGACTTGTTTAAACCTTTTTCAATAGCTTTACCAAATGCTTTTTGATCCATTTATAATATATTTATAAAAAAATACATTAATTATTACAACTTTGGACAAGTTTCAATATCCAAATAAAACGGTAAACGGTGTAAATATTATTACGTTACTCGTCGCTGCAAAACAATTTACACATATTCATTGCTTCTAAATTATGTTCAGGTTTATTAAAGAGACCCGTTATCATATCATCATCTCTAAATCGAATCGTATAATCTTGCTGAATATTATTACGACCGATGCGCCCCATAGCTTGAAGTGTTTTCTGTTGCGTCATTTTCGTTAAATCTTTTCCTATAATCCCATGGCAGAATTGATAGTTCGTGCCATAAACATAATCCGTCGAAGCAATTATAATAAATAACTTTTGCTCAGCCGCCAACCTCTTCATAATTTCCATGTATTCAATACTCTTAATATCTGTGAACATACCTATGCCTAATAGCAAGAGAACCTTAAAATGATTCTCAATATCCAGCATCATAATAGTTTTAACGACTTCTTCGCTGATATTAGAGACAAATGCATTTTCTCGAATTTCCCCTAAAGGGGCCCATGTCTGTTGATGAGGTCTCGTATTAGGAACATACATAGGATCTAGTGAAATTATTCGGATCTCTTTACGTAGCTTATTAATTTGATCCATCATACTTTGTGATTCCTTGCATAATCTGCCACTCTCTCTAGCCATTGCTTTTGAATCTTCTTTTTCTCCGGGAGCGGTACTCTTTGCCTCCTTTAATAATATTTGCGATTCAAGTTTATCAATTTGCTTAATAATATCGCCATTATGAATTATTTTTGACATTAAATTTTGAAACACAGAAGGTGCTATATTAGATTGTTGAATATAGAATGAACCAATCTTATTAACGTTTTCGGCTAAGAATATAGTAGGACCATCAGTGAGGGTATATGCATCTGTTGTAGTAAACAGTATTCCTGAACTAACGTTCGGTTTTGGAGGAACACAAACGCTATTAGTTCTAGTTAATTCACTAGATTTGGCAGGTTGATCCGGTTCAACACTTCTGACCTTCTTAATAGTGCTAGTCGAAGAATATTTTCGTTTTCTAAATTCGGACAATATCTTGTGTATATTAGACCAGTTCTCTACTTCTAATCGCATTATTACCTCCAAGTAATATTCTTTCAAGCTATTCATAGTTATATCAGTAATATTAGACCCAAAATAAGAATCGATAGAATATGCAGGGTCGATGTGTCCATGTTCGTTAATGTATTCTATAAATCGAATAATTTCACGCAAGTCGAAATAACGCAACAGTGTTTTATTTTCACTGCAATACTTGGCGCAATTGACTAGATCTTTATAATCAGAGTATAGGAAATGTGGTAGTACGCAAAAGCCATCTTTGTTTAGTATAGGAATAGATTTCTTACAATCAAAGCTAGTAATCGTATATGTTTCTGAGTTATCGAATTTAGATCTGAAATCATCGAATACTGGGCGAATTTCATCGGATGAAGGAAGGGTAGCACAGGATAGTACTACAGTAGGTATTTTGTTCTCTTTCCAATTCCGATGAATGTTGACATGGAGTGGGTGGTTGTCATAATCCATTGTAATAGTAGGTTCATCCCAGTAAGTAATAATTTTCTCACAAGGATTAAAAGCTAGCATATAATGCATTGCAGTGATATACGATTTTACATCACAGATCATGATTTCAACGTTATCTCCTACACTATTATCGACTTTTCCTATGCCACCAGAACGGCGATTCTTTGTATAGTTTATGGCAGCGAAATAATGTAGTCGAATATCAGACGCAGTATCACAGCCAAACGCGAATGCAATTTTTTTCTCAACAGAAATAGCAGCTTTAGCTAGAGAAAGACCAATGTGTCTAGCAACGCATACAAATATGACTCTGTATTTTTCGGATAAACCAATAGGAGACAGTGTTTTTCCAGTTCCTGTCGGTGCAGTGTAGAGAATAAGTTTGGGAGATTCATCCTTACAAATAGTAAACAAATCCTTTTGATGTTTGAATAGAGTCCTATCTTCGTACCTTAACAGATGTGTATTTTTTTCTATAAACTCGTAAGCATTAGTGATAATTTCACTAGTTTTGGTAAAACTATTTACGTGGGCAAGAGTTTCATCAACAATAGTCATTACGTATTTATTAATATGTTGAATTGATGCTTTCTTAAGCTGTAGAAGGGTATAGAGGTAGAATGCATATTTTTGCTTTTTCTTAGTTATCTGTTTAACCAATTCTTTCCATAGGTCGAGTAATAAATATTCAAATATAATCGGTTTATTAACTTGTATATTAGTGTCTAAGTTTTGTATTCGTATCAAATCCGCGCTTTTTAATTGTTTCAATTCTGATCCAGCGAATAGGTTAAATGCACCAACTATACCGTATTTTTCGATTGGCATGTTTTTGCCGTATTGCTTGATGGTGTTGGTTACAAAATCTTCAAAATATTTTTTATACAATAGATATTCCACTTCTGGGGTTTTTTCTATTTTTGTGAATGAGAACATAGATAGAGTTTCATTAAAGTTTATATTTACGTCATTGAATCCATGCATAATCATAGACAAAATCTGTTTTTCACTGGCAGATACGGGAACTTCTAGATTTTCCCATTCTGCCTTAGTTAACTTATTTTGAGTAAAATCCATTGTAAGTGGTTGTGTTTAATTGATTAAAAATTAAAGTGAGTTTTATTCAATTTTTTGAGGGGAACCAAGTTTTGAGGGGAACCAATTTTTGAGGGGAACCAAGTTTCCCCTCTAACCCCTCCTTTTAAATAGAAAAATTATGGGAGGGGAACCAAGTTTTGAGGGGAACCAAGTTTCCCCTCTAACCCCTCCTTTTAAATAGAAAAATTATGGGAGGGGGACCAAGTTTTGAGGGGGACCAAGTTTCCCCTCTAACCCCTCCTTTTAAATAGAAAAATTACGGGGGGGGGGACCAAGTTTCCCCTCTTTCTAATTCTACAAACGTGTAAATCTTAAAGGTTTTACACCATTGAAGAATTAGAATGGGACAAAAATTTTTATTATAATCTTATCTTATAGATATGAAATATAATAACTTTATAAAAAATTGTAGTCATTATGGAGATATTTTAGCGATACCATTCTTCGCTTTATTGATAATTTATTTTTATAATATTGAACATAAATCCATAATAGAATACGTATTATTATGTTTTTCTATAAGTGGATTTATATTAGACGTTTTATATACGTATATATTTTTGTCCCATTTTAATTCTTCAAGTGTTAAAAAGGAGGGGTTATAGGGGAAACTTGGTTCCCCTACTTGGTTCCCCTACTTGTTTACGAAGCTATCAAATGCATTAAATAACGTAGAAAAAACAGCACAGTTATCTTCTTCGCTACTTATACTATTAAAACTTATAATGCGTTTACTAAAATCACCGCCATCATACATCTCGTCTTCGTTTCTATCTTTAAAATAGTTTATAATATCTGTTAATAACTGTTTAGGAAAATCATCGGTCGGTATAAATATTCCATCGGTGTTCTTAGCTAAGTGTCTACTGGGTGAAAATTCATTGTCGACGAGCAATTTCCATCGATTAGCATAGTTACGGTTCTTTTTCGATCCATGATAGTAATGTCTTATTATTCCTGGGACGTAACCTATTCTTAGTAGCTTTGTTTTATTTTCAAAAAGTGCAATTTCTTTTCTATATTCTTCTGTGTAGAAGTCATTGATAGAATATTCAGCTTTTTGTATGAAAGAAAGAGCCATTATATTATCACCGGAACCAAGAATGGCTTTCTCAAATAATCCACCTATTTTATCATAAGCTTTTCTAGTGCATGCCCAACCATATCCTGGATGCCAAAAATTAACAGGTTTCTTGCTATACGGTAATTTTTTACTATATTGAAAACCGAAGCTAGGAAATATATTCATAGCTTCGCAATTCTGGTTCATATCAATACAGTGACTAAACAACTGGACAATATCTTTAGAACCATTCAGTATTTTTAATGTGTCTAATGCCCAAGTAGGGCTTTCAAACTCAATATCTGCATCTATCCAAGCAACGTTTGTCCAATCTTCAGGAAGCAATTTCTTGATCCCGACATTAATCATATTTTCTTTATGCCAGAGAGGATGTTCTGTTCGTAATTGAAGATGATTTTTATTCTTTGAATCTGTTACAATAAAACGCTGTTTACCATAAGCTAATTCAACAACATACACGTTTACATTTGATTCTTCTAACTCCAATCGTTGAATAAATTCTTTAAATAAAATATACCTACGCGCAAATAGACATGGGTTTGATACAACAACTATAACATTTAATTTGCTTTCAATAGGTTCATTGTTTGCAATAGCATCCTTAATAACATTTCTTTGATATTGAATATTGTCTATTTCGATATTATTTATAACAGTCATTCACTAAATATATTATAAATATATTAATCATTATATAATAAAATAAATAAAACTAACTAGTTTACTATACTATGTTTACGGGGTTTTTTAATGTTCCCTTAAAAAAATTTAATTTTGAGGATGTACAATATGCAATAAAGAATAAAGAAAAGTATATTTTAATAAATACATTACTAATCGATGAGCAAAAATGTTTAATAATTAATACTGTTAAATATGATATGGAAGAGAAAGTAATAAATGAATTATTGAACAATTATTTATTGAAAGACAAAATTATAGTAGTTTATGGAAAAAACGCAAACGATGATACAGTGGAGAAAAAGTATAAACAATTAGTATCTTTAGGTTTTACTGATGTATATATTTATTTAGGTGGTATGTTTGAATGGATGCTTTTACAGGATATCTATGGTTTTGATGAATTTCCAACTACTGTACGGGTGCTAGATATTCTGATGTATAAAAGTAAGAAATTTTTGGTTTAGTCGTTAATGATTGATGATGAATATATCTCTCTTTCTTTCCATGAATCATGGTAATATTTCTTGGACGGATTTCCGTATCTCATTTGTTCAATCCTGTAACCAGGGTAATGAGATAGAACTTTTTTACCATCGCGGTTTAAGATATATGTCCCATCTATTGAATTAAAATATTGAAAATCTTTTATTTTTGTGCTAATATCGTTTCCGAAATATTTTTCACCGAATAGGCCGGGGCCAGTAGGGTATAGAGGATTATGTCCATAGTAATTGCTGTTTACGTTTTTAACAATTTGGTGAATACAATCTAATAAAACACTATTATTAGGAGGTGTGGCCATAACAGCATTATATATACCAATTTTTTTGTTTTTCCAAAAATGATTATCAATGCGTTTGTATACATTTTCGTAATAATCTTTATGGTTAATAATATTCATTTCTTGATTCAAAGTTATAGTAAATCGATTATTAGAAAAAGGTCTATCTAAAACAAAATTAGTATCACTCGCCATATCTATTAGTTTGAAGCCATCTTCACAATAGAACTTAACATCTAAATATATACCTCCTTGTTTATATAAAATACAATACCTCCATAAATCTGCCTTATAAGCTCCTGGTATTAATCTATCATATGCATCAAGAACGTAATTATCAAAATTATCTTTAATGAAATTTCTACAATCATTGTCGTCATATAAATAATGGTCAAATTCTGGATTTTTATGCTTTAGATCTTCTATATATTGTTTCATTTTTGGTGGTAGTTGTTTTGTGTACCAAGTTTGATAAATAACTAGCGGGACTTCATTATAATTACTAATTGCCCTGCGACTTGTATATACTGGATTCGCTGAAGAAAACTCGCCAAAAAATCTATAAAAAATAAGCATAAATATAAGGGCTAACAAACCAAATATTATGTTAATTTCAGTATAGAATATTACGATCAACAATGATATAACTTTGGCCATAGAATTCCTACTTACATTTATTATATTTTGTCTATAAGGAGTCAACAAAAGTCCAATAAATATAATAGGCGCACATATAGCTAAAATTGTTTTGTAGCGCATTTTCTATATTAATCTGATATAATTATTTTATTATAATTCATTAGATTAACTAAAACAATTTAAAACAATATAAAACAATATATTTTATATTAATAAAATATAAAATGTACGAAACATTAATAGATAATGTTCTAGGATATGTACAGGAATACTCAATAAAGAATAACAAAATCTGTATTGCTGGGTGGTGTTTTCATAAAACGCTAGGTTGTTTACCTATGCGACTGAATTACGATAATAAATTATTTTATCATTTAACTAAGGAATTCATTATGCAAAATAGAACTGATGTTTGTAAATCGTTCTCTAATAATGAATTAGAGAAGTCAGGTTGGGTGATTAATCTGGATGAACCAGAAATAATCGAAATTTTACAATTAGAAGTTGAACTTAACGGTGAATGGTTAATCGTATTTGATTACTTATTTTATGACATAAGTAAAAAACATACTCCTTCATTTATCGTTGTAGATAATTTTTATAAATATCCCGACAAAGTACGCGAATTTGCATTAAAACAGAAATTCTTAGAACATCCTGAATACCATAAAGGACGACGGACCGATTTATTGTACAGATTTCCGAATTTAAAAGTACGTTTTGAGAATATTTTAGGATGCACAATTACAAATTGGCGAGAATATGGAGTTAATTGTTGCTTCCAATCTTGTATAGCAGGGGAACAGTTAGTTTACCATTATGACGTTCAACAGTACGCTGGAATAATTTACTTAACGCCAGATGCTCCGCCTGAATGTGGAACTACTTTTTATCGTTCTAAAGTTACAAAAAATAGTAAATTGAATAACGATTTCGATAAGGTGTTTAAAACAGGACTATTTGATGGAACACAGTTTGATGTTGTAGATGTTGTGGGGAATAAATATAATAGATTAGTTTTATTTGATGCTCAAATGATACATGCTGCATCTGCATATTTTGGTAACGATATTAATAATGGCCGACTTTTTCAAATGTTCTTCTTTGATTTAGGGGAACCTTCGGAAACACTCTAACCCCCAACCTATTGTGTTGTTTTATATGCAATGAGGGATTGAATGAAATCCACAGAAACCCTTCTTTTTACAGCTTTGCACATTCTGTGACGATTTATCAGTGCAAAGGAAACGTTACCATGCGCAAAGGTGTAATTATAATCCTATAGGAGGAGTTCGATAGGAACACGGGTTCCTCTCAAAAAATTGATTGTAAATTATCTCAATATAATTTACAATAAACCAAACATGTCACCCCCTATTATTATTTCTGTTGAAGGAAATATTGGTTCCGGCAAAACCACTATTCTAGAAAAGTTAGAGAAACAATGTGAAAACTCAAATCGTCCACATCGTATTTTGTTTTTACGTGAACCTTTAGACGTATGGGAGAGCGTGAAAGATCCTCAAACTGGTGAGAACATCCTTGAAAAGTTCTACGCAAATCCTGAAAAATATTCGTTTCCGTTTCAAGTAATGGCATTTTCTACACGTCTATCGTTAATTAAAGATTCTCTTAGAGATTGCACAGGTTACTATTCAGCAATTGTAATTGAAAGATCTTTGGCAGCAGACAAACAAATATTCGCAAAAATGCTCTACGATGATGGTAAGATTGACGATATCTCTTACCAGATTTACGAAAACTTTCATAAGACATTATCTAAGGACGTTGAGTTAAATGGTATAGTATATATTGATGCTGATGCCGATATTTGCAAAGCACGTGTTGAAAAGCGTAGTAGACAAGGCGAAAGCGAAATTTCGTTAGAATATCTACAAAAGTGTAAGAAGTATCATGATGACTGGATCAATAAAGAACCTCACGCTTTAAGAATTAAAACCAATCAGGACGTAACGTATGATCCAGCAGACGAAACAGATCAAGGAAATGTATGGGTAAAACAGATTTTGGATTATATTGATGAAGCAATCAAAACGGAAGAATAACTTAATGGAAGCAACGTTAAAAAATTGATGTCTTTAATACAAAAATTGGTTTCTAAAACAATCCAAAATGACGTCAGTCCCTGATGGAATGTGGTACGGAATGCTTATTATTAGCGAGGTTATTGTTATACAATGTCGTATAGGATACGACATTGTAGAGCGCGCAAATAAGACATATAACAAATATAAACCAGGGAATAGAAGATGATACTAATAAATACGTCTTGTAGCAGATTTTTTAATTCATTTGTTTATTCCTCTGTAATTTCTTGTAAAATCCCTTCCAAATTTAAATAATAATTGTGTATGTCGCTTGCTTTTTCAGTGTCAACTTTTAAACAAAAAGATTTAAATGTTCTCACGGTCATCATAAAAGTTTCTTTATTTTGACCACCTTTAACATTAGAACTTCGCTTTCCCTCTAGGGAAAGCGATTTTTTGTAATCTAAATCCAGTTTAAAATTTTTTCCAATAAGCTTTTTGCCTTTACCTTTTGTTTAAATCCTAACCATTGCCAAATATTATCTAAATCAATTACAAAATCGGTTTTTTGATTGCTATTTAGATAACAATAAAAGCTTGCAACAAAAAGATTTTGTTCGTTATCGGTGAATGCGTTTTTAATCTTAGTAATTAATTTGCTCTGATATGTGTTTGATAATTTTGTTATCAGGTTGTCTTCTATTAACTTTACAATATTCGCTTATGCCAAATTTGTTATACTTTGCATATTGAAGAAGTATTTATAATATTACTAAAGAAATTATTTATCACTTTTAAAAACGAAAAGCATTCAATTAAACTTCACAATAATCTTTACAGTTTCCTTTTTAATGCATTTGCATGCAGATACTGACAATTCTTCACGCTTCTTTCTTGTCTTACTATTATCGACAGAATTATCGGATTCATTCTCTGATGGACTTCGGCGTTTTGATGTGCTATTTCTATGATTCATATCATCTTCAATGTCTGCATAATTGGTCTCAATAAAATCGACTATTTTATTTTCGATTGCCCACTTAAAAAAATTTAATTGTCCGATCGTGGTTTCCATAATTTTTTCATCATCGTATGGTATTGATATCCTGTCCCATCGACAAAAAGGGTCAAAACGCTTCTTACTATATGCTTTTAATTTGAGCTTGTAATCATGATATACTTTGAAACGGTACGTATCTCCAGTATTCTTGGAAGGTAATTCATAAATAGTATAATATTTCTTAGCAAAATTCGTAACGAACCAATCTACAATACGAAGAGAAATCTTGGATTCACCATTAATAATATGCATCATTTTCTGTAGGTTATCTCGGTTCTGATAAAACTCCATTAGATTTTTCATTAGTAAATCATTTTGTGTATTTAATGTTGATGTATTTAATGACATTATAATATTTACATTGATGAAGTTTTTAATACTTTTACGCAATAATTATAATTGTTAACGGTGGATAAAAACTAAATAAAAAATATATAAACACCATTTGGTATTTATTTATATAAATGTTACACATTACCGTGCCTATATTAGCTGGTTACCAATATCTTAAAATAGATAAAAAACAACTAGAAACAATTACTCCAACCACGCTACAATACTTCACTATAGTTCATAATTTTGGACTCCACGTTTTTAATTTATATACATTTTCAAAACTACTCTATGTTCTATTTACGCATAGAATAAATGCAGAACCAGGATACTATTTTAATATTCCAGGAGTAAAATTGTTACTGTTCTGGTTTTACCTATCAAAATATTACGAATATGTGGATACGATGATCTTGTATGCAAAACATAAGAACCCGATATTTTTACAGAAATTTCATCATGTTGGAGCAACAATGGTCTGGCATTTTGGATACTTTTTTGAATTAGACGGTATTTATTATGCGTCACTTATAAATTCTGGTATTCATACGATTATGTATGGTTATTATCTGTTATCTCTTTTTGATAATATTAGACCAACTATAAATAAGTACAAAGTTTACATAACGTCAGCGCAAGTTTCTCAATTAGTATTTGGTTTTGTAACACTACCTTGGTTTTATTATAATAAAGAAACAATAGAAAACCAGAGAATTATTATTGTAATTACACCTTTGCACATTTAAAACGCCCATTTTAGAGGACAAAAAAATATGCGAAGGATAATTGCGAATTTCACGCATTAACATACTTATCTTCCCGAAGGAGTATCGCAGTTAATTATAATTGGTTGGACTTCTTCCTTAGAAGAAGGTAAGAAACATTCAGG